CTCGACGCCGAGATCCATCGCGCGACGCTCCAGCGGACTGACCCGCGCGTACATATTGAACTTGGGCGGCGTTTCCTCTTGGGTCTCCCAATATTCGCGCAGCTCGGACAGCGTGCGCTCGACACCAATCAGGGCGTGCCCTAGCCCCTTCCAGTCGTCCTGCGTCAGGTGACGCACGGCGTTCACAGAAAACCCCGCCAGCGCCTTCGCGCGCGCGATGGCGTCGCTTTTCGTTATTGTCATCGTCTCGACTCTCCACCGGGCGGATTGCCCGCGACCGCGCCCCGAAACGTCGAGGCGCGCGCGCTGGCAGTCACGCAGCGGATTTGATAATCGCTAGGAGATCAGCCGGAAGTTGGCGATGGTACTTGAGGACGATCCGGCGACCGAGTACCGCCTGCTTGGCGGTGAGCCGGGGGGACGTGGCCAGCGATTTGCCGACATGCGTATCCATCCGGTTGAAGCCCATGTCATCCAAGCTGGCGGCGCCGTCGCAGATGCCCGCCAGCGCGCGCAGAGCCGCGTGGACGGCCAGGACGGCCTCTGGGCTAATCTTCACCGCCTCCTCGGCTACTTGCGCCTGGGTGACCGCCCTAGTGGCCGGAGGCCCCGCCCTATCGGCCGGGGGAACGTCAACCGGCTCGACGTCTGGGAGCCGTTCCTTGTCGTCGAGGGCCGCGTCGAGGTTGCGCTGCTTCTCGACGAGGATCTCCGCCGCTCTCTGCTCGTAGCTCCCGTCAAGCACAAGATGCTGGATCAGCACTGACTGGTCCTGACCCCTCCTGTGCGCGCGGTCCTCGGCTTGGGTCATATTGCCGGGGACGACATCAAGCTCCCCGAAAACGACGAGCGAGGCGGCAGTCAGCGTGATCGCCACGCCGGCCGCTTTGATCGAGCCGATAAACAGCGTCTTGGCCGGGTTCGTCTGGAACGCATCCACCTCGGCCATGCGGTCCCGCTGCGCCGTCTCGCCGGTCACCATCACGGAGGCCGCGCCGAAATGCGCCTTGAGCGCGTTCGCCACGTCGTGGTGCCAAATCATCACGATCGTCTTGCCCTGGTTCTCAATGCACTCTTCGAGGTGCGTGATCAGCTGGGGAATCTTGGCGACCGCGACCTCATGACGAACACGGCTGATCTCGGCGAAGTCCACCGCTGCGGCCTCACGCAGGGCCGCCACGGCGTTCCGATAGTCGGCTGGGTCCTCTGACGCCTTGGACAGCTCGACGGCCAGCCGTAGGGCTTCCAGGCGCTTCTCGGACGCTGCCTCGGCGGCGCTCTCCCGCGCCAGCGCTTTCTTGGCGGCGGCGCCCTCGGGGGCGATAACCACGATCTGGCGCCGCTTCGCCGGCAGTTCCTTGAGGACATCGCGCTTAAGGCGGCGAATCATGATCGACGCGCGAAGCTTCGCCTGTAGCTCATCGAGGTTCGACGCGCCGGACACGTCCCAGCCATAGGAGCCGTGATAGCCCGCGCAGTAGCGCGTCACGAAGCTCTTCCAATTGGCACCCAGGCCTTTCTTGTCGAGCGCCTGGACGATCGGCCAAAGCTCGATGGGCCGATTGAGGAACGGCGTTCCGCTCAGAAACACCCGGCGCCGCGCCTTGAGCGGCTCGATCTCCCAGGCGCGCGCCTTCGCGTCCCACTTGCCGAAAACCAGCGAGGTGCGCTGCGCCTTCTTATTTTTCAGGTAGTGAAATTCATCCGAGACAAGGATGTCCCACTGGCGCGCACGCAACGCATCGTGATGCTTGCTCAACATTTCATAGTTGATGATCACGACATCTGTCGCCGGAAACGCGCCATTGGCCACGCCGACAGACATGTCGCGGACCAGCCATTTCTTGGCCTCGCGCTTCCAATTGAGCTTGGGCGTGGCTGGGCAAATGATCAGCACGCTCTTGATGCTCGGATCGGCGTTGATGATGCCCAGAGCCTCGATCGTTTTGCCGAGTCCCATTTCGTCGCCGATCAGAACGCTCGGGCGATCCATCGCGTAAGCGACCGCCGCGCGCTGGTACGCGTCAAACTTGCAGCCCTCGGGGGCCGGGATATCAACGTCTGCATCGGCCGCGCGGGAGGCCTCGATCGCCGCTGCATCGCGATCGTGCTTGGCTTGGCGTTGCGCGGTGAGGTTCGCCGCTAGCTCGCCGGGGTCCTTCCCTAGCTGGGCCGCGATCTCGGCGCGATCGGTCCACCAGTGTTTGCGCACCGGATCGAACCGGAATCCGGCGGCCTTAACGAGGTCTTTCGTCGCGTAGTCAAAGGGAAACCGGGCGATGAATTTGCCGCCCTCTTGCGTGACTGTGATTGCTGACATTTCGGTCACCCGTGCCAAAAATGAGTGATGATCGAGGTAATGATCGAGGCTAAGAGCGCCGCTAGAACGCTGCTCGACAGCAATTGCAGCCAAGGGAACCAGTGGTTCTCGCGATCCAGCTTTCGTAACTCAGCCGCGTACTTGTCAGACTCTTGTTGCAGCTTTCGTGACTCAGCGCGGTACTTGTCGGACTCTTCCTGCAATTTGCCGGTTTCAGCGATCGCCTTGTAGATCCGAGTCAATTGCTCGGGAATATCAAACGGGGAAGGATCGGCCATGGATTTCGACTCCAGAAAGGGAAAACCGGGCGGTAGGCGCCGCCCGGTCCTGATATGGCACTAAACGCAAAAACCGTCAACCTTGCGACAGTTTTTTCTGCGCCTCATCCTCAATATATCCCCTCGCGTAGGCCTTGCGCGCGTAACTCAGGGCGCACCGCAGCGTGCAAAACGGCTCGTAAGGCGCGCTCCACGATACGCCGTCCCAAATATCGCGGCCGGTGACGAGCATGGGCGTGGTCGCGTTTGGCGTCGTCCGATAAGGCGTCGCGGTATTGGTGACGATCCCGTCGCCCTCGTGGGCGGGCATGGGCTCGCCCTCGGGCCAGCGCACTTGCTCGTACGTGGTGATCCGTTGCCCGTATTTGGCGCCGCAATGGACGCAAACCGGGCGCGGCTTAGTCGCGGCCTTCATCGGATCGATCCCGCCGGGAACTTGAAGCGAACCAGCCAGGACGGGCCGCGCGAGTTGCGCAAGTACGCAAGCGGCTGGATGTGCCGATCGGCGACGCCCATGTACTCATGGCGCTCCCACGCGGTTCCTAGAGCGGCCCGCCAGCGGCGTCCGTACACCTTGCGCCACGCCACCATCGCCTCTAGCTCGACGTCGGTCAGCGGGCGCGTGATGCGCCCCGCCTTGTAGCCGGCCATGTCATCCCAGCGCACGCGGTACGTCAGGCGCGAGGGCGTTCCTTCGTCGCTCATGACAGCGCCTCGTTGCTGACCCAGCTATCGCGCGGCGCCGCCCACTTGGGGTTGCCATGCTGCTCGACAATGCGCTCGATCTTGCGCTGATTCAGCTCCTCATATTCGGTCTTCGCGATCTCGACCGCCGGATTCGGATAGACGCTCGGGCTGGCGGGTTTCATGCTGAACCCGTAGCTCGTCACGCGGTGCGCGTCGCACTGAATCCACGCGCTGAGATAGACCCGGCTCTCGCTCCCGCGAAACACCGTGAAGCGACCGTTCGTCGCCTTGAAATAGCGGAGCGGCATCAGATCAACTCCGCATCGGGCGAGCCGCAGGCGGTCCGCGCCTCTTCCAGCGTGGGGTAAATCTCGCCCAGCTGGGGGACATTTCGGCGCAAAAAGCGGATCGGCTGGAAGCCGTAGGTCTGCGGCACCATCGAGCGCGCAGCCACAGAACCGGGCTGCACATCCCGCACTTGCTGGATGTACCAAACATTCAATTTCATATTCGACTCCTTCGTAGGCTCATCAGGCGGCGCATCACGCCGCGAGACGGCGGGACATGCCCGCCGCCTTTCGCCTTGGTTCACGCTGCTAGAAGCGCTGGCGCGCCCGTGGACGCCTCTTCGTCCGCGTCCGCCTCCTCGGCCGCCGCCGCGCCTCGGAGCCAGTCTACAGCCTTGCTGGCCGCGCTGGCGGCGGTGATGATCGCCGTTTCCCGCTCTTCGAGCAGCGATACCCAAGTCTCGATGTACGAGGCCGGAGCCTCGCCTAGATCAATGCCCCATTCCGCGCAAATGAACGCGCTGGTTAGCTCCGCGATCAATTCCTCGGCCGCATAGGTGCGGTCGCCAAACTTGGCCCCATAGGTCCGATTGAGGCGCGAGGGATGCCCGGTGCCGTGGCCAAGCTCATGGAACAGCGTGGCATAGTAGGGATGGGCGCCCTTGAACGCCTCAAACGCCGGCATCGCGATGCGGTCGAGCGCGGGCGAATAGCAGGCCCGCGAACCCTCCTCGACCACGCGAATCTCGGTCGCCTGGACGAAGGCGTCGAGGTCAGCATCGCGCCCGTCCGGATTGACCGGCGCATGCTGGCGCGGCGCGCCAATGCCCAGGACTGAGTCCGGCAGCCCGTCGCACTGCGCGACGTTGAAAACCGGGTACGCCTTGAGGAAACCAATGCTCTTGTGCTTGTCGGGGTCCTGCCGATCGCGCACGACCATTTTCTTGACGAAGATCACGGTGAGGCTCTTCTCGCCCGCGCGAACCGTCCCGCCGGCCGCCTTCGCTTGCTTGAACGTGAGCCACCTCGGACCCCAGCCGTTCGCCTCGGCATGCGACCAGAGCAGGATGACGTTGGCGCCGCTGTAGGCGTGTCCGGTGACCGCGTTGCGCGGCATCACGCTACCATGAGCTTGGACGCGCTCGGACCATGGCTTGCGCCACGGCGCAACGCCGGTCTTGAGCATGGCGAGGATTTTGTCAGTGATTTCGCGGTGCATGTCGCGCATTGGGTTCGACTCCAAAAAGAAAAAAAGGGCGGGTTAGGCGCCCGCCCTGCTGAGATAGCACGTTTTGCAAAACGGTCAAGATCATAACCGTTTTTATTTTCAGATGCGCCCGCTCGCCATCATGAACAGCGCGAAAGCAAGCGACAGGCCGGTGCAAAGTTCAGCCACGGCGCACCTCCGTTAGCCGGATGGCGACTGTCCCGCCGCGCACAACGCCCTGCCCCGCCTCGCAGCGGTAGACGCCAATTGCAGCCTGGAACGCGCACGGCGCGCACTGCATCAGGAACGAGGATTCGGCCGCGTCGCCATAGCGGCGGCGCGCGGCAAGGTTGGCGACATGGCGCGCAACCGTGAACGCATCGCCCTCAATCGCCACGGTGCAGAATCGGTCGCTCTCGCGCGGGTCAGCGGCGAGGTGGACGACATCGGCGGTGAAGCGGGTCATTTTAGCCCACCTCCCCGGCGACGACGATTCCAAGCTCGGCGAGCGACGTCTCGACCTGTAGCCGGCAGGCGGCCCGCTCGGCCGATTTGCGCGCGGTGAACGTTTTACCCTCGCGCATCTCGATCTCGCGCCCGTCGCGCAGGAAGAGCGCATAGCGGCGCTCGCCTTTCGAGGGGTAGCGCGGGTTCAGGTCCGCGTAGACCTTGAGGCGGCACGTCACGAGCGCACCGCCCGCTCGATGTTGCCCCACGGCGCCTGGGCGTAATCAACGCCCTCGTGCGGCAGGCGCACCTCAAGGTGACCAATCACCCGGCGCGCCTCGGAGGCCTCCCAGGCGTCATGCTCGCAGGCTTGGTAGGCGTAGCAATCGACGATCTTGCCGGCGGCGCCAGCGGCCAGCGTGAGCGGCTCGAAGCGATAGGCCTCGACGTCCGCCACATAGCGCGCATGCTCTTCCGCGTGACGCTTGGGCATGGCGTAGCGGTAGGCTACGCTCTTGACGTTCTCTTCCCAGAGCAGGCGCCCCAAAAGGTTCGCCGGCCGGGTTGAGACGCCCAACTCCAGGGCGATGGTGACGATGGCGTCAATATCGCGCTTGGACACAACAAAAGCAGACATGGATTCGACTCCTTCAGATTGGCTGACGGTTAGGCTCATCAGGCAGCGCCAAACGCTGCGACACAGAGGCCCGCTGGCAGGCCTCCGCGTTTCGCCTTGGGTCAGGGGTTCTTGATCAGCTTGCCAGCCGCCAGGACGCGCCCATCAGCGAGCACTGTGAATATCGGCGCGTCAGTGTCGCGATCCGGGGTCCACGCCTTGTCGTCGGTGATCCGCCAGTCGGCGAACATGCGCGAGTAATAGACGAACGCCCCGCCGCGATCGGCGGCCAGCTTGGCGGCTTGCTTTAGTGTCATCGTTTCGACTCCAGTTGGTAGGCTCATCAGTGGCGGCCAAACCGCCAGACAGGCGCCGATTCGCTCGGCGCCCGTTTCGCCTTGGTCACTGCCGCTCAAAAGCCAGATAGGCCTGCTTGTGGCTGATGTGCGGGTGCGTCTTGATGAACTCAGACGCGGCCCACAATTTGCGGTCATAGCGGGACTGGCGCTCGACCGGCCGGTCCGCCAGCGCTACGCGCGCCAGATGGAACAGGTTGGACAGTTCCGCCATCTCAGCGTGAGTCAGCATCACGCCCTCCCGCGCAGGAGGGCATGAATCCGGCGAGCCTCGGCGTTCGATACGCGAGACGAACGGCGCGCGCTGGCGATAGCCTTGTCGATCGCAATCTCTTGCTCGCGACGGGCGATGAACCGCTCGGCCGCATTGGACCCAGCGAATCCAGCGACCATCACGCCGCGATCAAAAACAAGCCAATCGTGCTCGGCGTGCTCGCTCCACTCGTTAAACTTCATCTCAAAACGGGACATGATCTCGACTCCTTTTTCGGGCGCCGTAGGCCAGCGCCTGTCCTCCAAATAGTGGGTTGGGATACACGCTGTCAAGCTTTTTCGGTCGCCATCGTGACGATATTTTGCGGCCGCTCTCGACTCCTTATTACATTGTCCCCAGCCAGTGTCCCGATGACCCCCCATAAACCGCGCCTTTGCGGCGACCATGTCCCGCTAAGTGTCCCGCGTTTGTCCCAAGCGTGTCATGCAGTCTCGGACACGCTTAAATAGGCGGGACTGAGGCGGGACAAGCCAGGGACAAACGCTCCAAAGCCACAAAACTCGGTAGGCGTTTAAATCAATTTGGAGGCCCACTGGCTGGGGTCTATGAAAATCGGCCGTAGGACACTGGCGTTGCACGTTTTGCAAGTCCACGGTGCGTCCAATCGATTCTAGGGGTCGTTTCCGAAATTGGTCAATTTTCAGAATTTCATGGCATGAAAAGCAGAAGGCGGTGAGAAAGACAGAAGTTTACACCCTGCGGACCTCTGCTAAGTCATTGATATTTGAATTTTGCGGCAAGTCGGATGTCGGCTTATCGCTGGAATATCCGAAACGCATCTCGAAGAACGCTTGCGATTCCAGTAACTTACGGTGCGTGCGCCTTTGGCGAGCGAGTTCATAGCGGAAAGCTTGCCGAGTGAGGGGGAAAAGTAGCGGCCCTATCACGACCGGCATCTGCCAACGCTCTCGCACGCAAGGCGCTCGCCAGCGCTTTGCCCCGCGCAGCCAGTGCCGCCATTGCGACTCGATCACGCATGGTTTGCGCCAGACCGGCCGGACAGAAACGATTGGCTGGAATCTGCGTCCGTGACCCAATGTCGCCAGATAGGCGACAGCGCTCCACCTGACCCGCTCGCGAGCAATCAATCGCGCATGCGCCAGCGGCTCGATGCTGTCGGCAAGGCCTCGACCAAGCTCTCGCAACTCAGCCGGCGACCATGGCGTCGAATCGAGGACATGGCGCCACCGCGAGATCAGCGCCCGGTTCACATAGGCCGCTCGCGCCTCGAAGTCGTATGGATGCCGGTCGCCAGCGATCCCGTTGCACTCGCCGCAGGAAGGCAGCAGCCAACCGCGCACGCGATCCACCGCGTAAGGCGGGAAATGATCCCAACAGGTGGCGCGCTCGCCGCAATAGACGCATCGCTCGCCGATCACTCGGATGCGCTCGCCCACCTCGTTTTGCCGGTTTGCCATCCTTGCAGATCATGCAAACAAGCCGCAACAGTCAATCCCCCCCAAGACGCCTTCGCCAAGCCTCAGAGCCGGTCGCTGGCAGGCCTCGATCGCACCGAAACGGCTCATTGCCCCAAAACCGTCAAGCCCCAGGCCTCGCCCAAGCCAATGAGATGCCAGGGTTATAAAAAGTGATTTGCGCCACGACACTGTTTTGGCACTGTCCCCGCGCCTCCCCTCGCGCGCGCGCGGTCGCCTACTTTCCACCGCCTGAAGCCTTGGGGACGGAGCAGGCGTCCCAAAGGGCGCCGTCCGCGAGGTCCACACACACCATGCAGACGTCTCAGCACTCCATCCACGCGCGCGTACCCGCGAACAATGGCCCTCTTTGTCCCCAAAATGTCCCCTTCCTCCGCTCGGGACAAGCCGCTCCGCTCGCTCTCTTCGTTCGCGCTTGTCCCTCCCTACGGAATACCGTCGACAACGCTCCAAAAGGCAGCGGCCAGTGATCAGCCGCTCGATCCATTCCTCGCTGGTTCCCTCTCCGGAAGCGAAGATTGATTGTCGGCGCGCGGCGCGCTGGCGTCCCTCGAAGCGTCTCGCTTTTCAACCTATGAGGATATTCAACCGTGCCCACAACCGCTCTGAAGTGGCTTGTTGATTGGAGGCGACGACAGTTCCGCCTTCGCGTCATTCGCGCGCGGAAAGCCCAGCAATTGCGGGCGTCTCCGAGGATCGCTGTGCTTGTATCTCCGGATTGTGAGACACGCGTCAAATGCATGGCCAAATGCGTGTTAGATCAATAGGTTAGCGTGTGCCATATCAGTGCCAGCGGCTGTGCCGATATAGTGCCGTAAATGGTGCCAGGAGGGTGGGGGGGGAGACCCTGTTCGCTTCAGTTTAAGCTTAAGGCCCGAGTAAAAAATATGGTGGTTTGGCTGTGGGTTCATCTTAAGTGATGTGTGTATTGTCCATTTGGACAGAAAGGACGGAATGGACAGAAAGGCGAGTTTTTGGGATATTGCGTTAGAGTGTTTGTGTGGCTTACAGTTGGTTTTATGACAATGACCGAGGCAGAGGCGATAGTTGCTAGAGTGCCAGCGATTGAGTTGGCTGAGTTAGGGCTGATAGCGGAGAGATGGCCTATAGAGGATATAAGTCCGAAGCGCGTATTGGAGCTTGCGGAGCAGATGCGCCCATCGGAATTATTGGCGTGGCTTGAGGAGGGTCGACGGAAGGTCGGTCGACAGCGCCGGCCGCGAGGGTGAGTTATGGCAGGGGACACGGGGAAGGGACCGAGGGCGCGCTCGAAGAAGGATCGGAGCGCGGACGAGATTGCGGAGGCTGCGAAGGGGGCACGGGAGCTTGAGGAAGCGATTGAGCGGATGTCGGCGAATGGACTGACGCCGCAGGAGATCAGTTTGCTGACTGGGTTGCGACCGGACCGGCTTTATCGGCGTTACAAGGATTGTATGCTCAAGGGGGGTGCGCGGCGGACCAACGAGGTTGCGGAGGCGGCGTTCAACATGGCGGTAGGGGGGCCTGACCGGAACTGGCGTCAGGCTGATGCGTCGATGAACAAATTTTGGCTTGAGCGGCGGGGTGGGCCGATTTGGGCGCCACCGAAGCCGGACGATGAGCGCGGTCCGGACTTGTCACGGCTGAGTGTTCCGCAGCTAATTGAACTTGAGAGGGCGTTGCGGCCCTTGGCCAGGAACCCGGTTTTGATTGATGCCGAGGTCGAACCTACCGAGCCACGAGGCGATCGTGGCCGAGTTGATGAGACGGGAACTGGGGATCAGCTCGATGGAGGCGTCGGCGAGCGTGTCGACGGTTCGGGAGCGGTGCCGGAATAGTTTGGTGAATTTCGTGGAGGAGGCGTGGCCGATCTTGGAGCCGCGCATGCCGTTTGTGAAGGGACCGCTGGTCGAGGCGATTTGCGAGCACCTCGAAGCGGTGACGGCGGGGATGATCACGCGGTTGCTGATCAATGTTCCGCCTGGGAGCGCGAAGAGCCTGCTTGTGTCGGTGCTGTGGCCGGCGTGGGAGTGGGGGCCCCGGGGTCTGACCAGCTATCGGTACATCAGTTCGAGCTTTGCGGAGAGCGCGTGCGTTCGCGATGTGCGGAAGATGCGGCTCCTCGTCACCAGCGATTGGTATGTTCGGCATTGGCCGCACGTTGAGCTGACCCGGGGCGGCGAATTAAGTTTTGAGAACACATTGACCGGGACGCGGGACGGGGTTGCGTTCAGCTCGCTGACCTCGCGGCGCGGCGATCGGCTGATCCTCGACGACCCGCACAGTGTTGAGAAGGCGGAAAGCCCGAACGACCGGGAGAAGGCGACGCGGCGGTTTCGGGAGAGCGCGGTGAATCGTCTGAACGATCAGGCGAAGAGCGCGATCGTTGTGGTGATGCAACGGCTGCACGAGGCGGACATCAGCGGGGTCATCCAGGAGTTTATGCCCGACTACGTCCAGCTGGTGCTGCCGATGGAGTACGAGAGCGGGCGCCATTGCGAGACGGAGATCGGTTTTTCGGATTGGCGGCGGAGCGAGGGCGAGCTGCTCTTTCCGCAGCGCTGGGGGCGCCAGGAGGTTGAGAACCTCAAACGCGACATGGACAAATGGGCTTACGCCGGCCAGTACCAGCAAAGGCCCGCGCCGCGAGGGGGCGGGCTGTTCCCCTACACCGGCTGGGAGCTTTGGCATCGCGGGGTTGCGCTGACCTATGGGCGCAACGAGTCGCAATATCCGGACTTCGACATGATCGTGGGCTCGCTGGATTCGGCCTACGGGACGAAGCAGGAGAACGACTATTCGGCGTTCATCGTTTTAGGGATTTGGACCAACCATTTCGGGGTTCAACAGGCCATGCTGATGGCTTGCTGGCAAAAGCGGCTGGCGTTGAACGAGCTGGTCGAGGAAGTGATCAAGAAGTGCCGCACATTGAAGGTCGATCGGCTGCTGATCGAGCTGAAGGCGAGCGGGATCTCGGTGGCGCAGGAAATTCAGCGGCTGACGCGGGACGAGGAGTTCGCGATCCAGCGGATCGATCCGGGCAACATGGACAAGGTGAGTCGGGGGCACGCGCTGTCGCATCTGTGGGGCGAGGAGCAGGCCGACGGCTCGTTTCGCAAGGGGGTGGTTTGGGCGCCTGGGCAGACCCAGCCGAACGGGGCGGTTTGGCCTCGCGACTGGGCTGAGCTGTGCATGTCGCAGTGCGCGTCGTTTCCGAAGGGGAAGCACGACGACATCGTGGATGCGCTGTGTCAGGCGCTGAAGTTTTGCCGGGAGCGCGGGTTGCTGAAGAAGTCGGCCGAGGTCCAGGCCGAGGAGTACGCGGAGCTGCTACAGTCGCCTTTGCCGCCTATGCCGTTGTACCCGGTCTGAAGGTCCGCCGCCCCAGCACTGAATCACTGGGCATCAAGAGTTCATTGGCCGAGACGGCGGACCGACAATTTGCACCAACTGCAAGACGGAGTCAAGAGATGGGTAAAGGCTGGCGCGTCCTCTCCGATCCGCGCGAGGTCGTCCCCGTTGATGATCTGATGACGCACGGGGGCGGCCTCGATTGCCTCTGCAAGCCGCGCCTGGACGGCGCCGTGATCGTCCACCATGCTTTCGATCAGCGGGAGGACAATGAACGTGGGGCTCTGGGCGCTGATCCGGATGGGGTGGCAGAGGCGCCAGCGGCGGCTCGACATGGAGGTGCTTTGGCCGGCCTGCCTGGAGGTGTCGCCGGATCTCGATCGCGCTAAGGCGGTGTTTGCGGCGCACTGTCTCCACGACCCGGCCTGGACGTCGTTGGGCGAGGACGCGCTGTTCGCGTTCATTGATCAGCTGGAGGCGTATGACTAGAGCGGATCGATATCGATGCTGTTCGCCTGCATGAGCCAGATGTCGATCTTCTGGCGGTCGTCCAGCTCGTCGACCATGCGGCGCAGTCGTTCGAGCACGCGCGCCTCGGCGCCTGGAGCGGCCTGCCAGGGTCCGTCGATCCACTGGCGAAGGTAGGCCCTGATCGCGGCGATCTCGGCCGGCGTCAGTTCGTCCCGCTGGAGGTAGGCCTCGATTGCGGGCTTGAGGACGCCGCTCGTCTCGAACATCCAGTAACCCGGCATCACGGGTGCCGCTTTGGCTTTGGTCGGAGATCCATTTCGCTGAGCGGGACGTCATAGCCGTGGGCGATGAACCACATCGCCAGACCCGACCGGAGGACCGCCTGCATCGTCATGCGCTGGTCGAAGGCAGCCTGCCGCAAGGCCTCGTGGATCTGATCCTTGATGAGGAAAACGATCTCACGCATGCGCTCGCGGTCGCGCCGGTCGAGTGTGACGCCGACCTCGCTGACCGCTTCCTCGTGCGCTGCCATAAGCGCCACGATGGTTTTGTGTTCTCTCTCCGCCGCTGCGGCTTCCGCTGCGGCTTTGGCTTTTTGTTCCGCAGTCCGCTGGGCGTCTTCCTCTCGCCAACGCTTGTTGCGTTGCTCCTGCTGCTTCAGTTCCTCTTGTCCCTCCGGGGACGCCGCCCATCGCTCCCGCTGCAAGCGCTCGTAGGCGAACATGATGGAGTAGATCGACCCATGGTCTTCCACATTGCGCTCGAAGAAATCGGCAGGAAGAGAGGCGACGCGGAGCGCTTCGCGCATGGCGCTGTCTGACATTTCATCTACGGCGGCGACGCCTTGGAATACTGACCTGATCTTGCGGTAGCGCGCGGTGAGGGTCTCGCAGTCGGAACAGTCGATTTCGTTCAGCAGCTCGCCGATTCGTCGCCATGCGCGAAGCTTGATCTGGAGGAATTTCCTGACGCTTTCGTCGTCTTTGATCTGCTTGTGGTAGGCGGCGATTGCGGCGGCTTGCTCGGCGATCGCCTTGCAGTCATCGAGTGAGTGGCAGGCTGCGATCGCCGTCTGCATCCTCTCGTAGAGCCGAGCTGCTTTGGGGCTTTCGTCGATAAGGGCGAGTTCGTTCATGCCTTTCTCCCGGTCTTAAAGCCGCCAGCTTGACCCAATCTTGCAGTTCGTGCAAATTGTCGCGTTGGCGACTGTTTTGCTGGTCGCCGAAGAGTCGAACTCATGTCGGCCCGGGCAAGCAATGGCGGTTCGCACACCGACGCGGAATGGCGCGCGCAGCTGCGGCGCCAGTTCCATCGCTGCAACAACCCTTACTGCATGTGCGATCTGCGGGCCGACGGCATCGTCGTCCACCGCGATCACTTCGTCCCGGTGACCAGCGGCGGCAAAGACGACATCGCGAACATAAGGGCGATGTGTGCGCCCTGTAATTTGCGCAAAGGCGCGAAGGCGTGGCGCGTGTTCCTGGCCGAGGAGCGCGCCCGTCAAGATGGCCATTTCAAAGTTTGGTCTGCCCACCCCGTCTGGCCGATCGGCTCCGTCGTGCTGTTCACCGTTGGCCTGATCAAAGGCCTCGCATTCGGTCCGCTGGCGATTGTGTTCCTCGGCTTCGCCTGCTTGGCCTTATTCGGCCTTGGTTGGGTCTCCAGGCTGCTCAATGGTCTCTTAAGCCTCTGCCTCGTGCCGCTGATCAGGTGGGCGTTGCGCGGCCCCCACATCCAGCGCGTCGGCGTCGCGCTCGGCGCTTTGGTTATGGTGGTGCTGATGACCGGGGGAGACGCGCGGGTGAACGACACTGGCCATGGCATGCGCCCCAAGCCGAGGCTTGAGGCGGGGCCGATCGCGATTTGGCGCGCGCCCGCGCTGCCGGCGAAAATACCGTGGCCGCCTAAGCGACCGTGGTATCTCGATCGACCATTCGGGACACGACCGACCGGGTGAACGGCGTGCCGGTCGAGCTGACATAGCCCAGGTTCGCCAGCGCCACCCGCACCCCGTTCAGCGACTTGCCAGACTGGCGCAGTTCGCGCGCCATCGCGACCATCGCCGGGTCCATTTCGGTCCAGCTCTTGCGCCCCTCGCATTTGCCGGTCGAGGCCTTCTTGCGCGCCCGCGCCGCCTTGAGCTTGGCGACGATCATCGCCTTGTCGAACTGACTAACGGCGCCCAGGATCTGCCGGATCAGGACCGCCGTCGGCGTGTCTTCGATGAAGCTCGACGGCGAATCGACGGCGATCAGCTCGACGCCCAAATCTTGGAGCCGCCGAAACCCGATTTCTTGCACCATCAGATCGCGGGCGAACCGGCTGGCGTTCTCGACTAAGATCGTGCGAACGCCGTTGCTGGCGATGCGCTGGAGGAGGAGCCCGAAGCCCTCGCGCTCGTCCAGGGCGTCGGCGCCGCTCACCGCCGCGTCGTAATATTCGCCGACGATGTCGATGTCGTTGCGCGCCGCGAAGGCGCGGACGGCGCTCTCCTGGCGAGCGAGTGAGTCCTTGTCCTGGCCGACGTTGGTGGCGCTGGATGTACGGAAGTAGGCGACGGCGTGTTTCATGGTAGACTCCTGTTGGGACCTCACGGTCCCTTCCTGTTGGCGATAGGTGGGCCGCCGCGCCTCCGCAGCGCGGCGGCCTTTTCGTTAGGTCGTCCTGCGCACGCTGACGCGGATTTTGCCGTCGGCGAACCTCGACTTGCCGGACTTGTTGAGGAAGGCCTTGCGGCCGAGGATCTCGGCGAGGCTGCGAACGTCGATCTCGACATCGACGTCGAACTCGACCAGCTCACCCTTGCGGGTGCGCCCTCGGATACCCTTTACAATCGTGTTCATGTTCGACTCCTTGATTCGGGCGGTAGGTCGCCCGTCCTTCATATAGCACATACCGAGACAGGTTGCAAGATCTGCAAATCGCGGTATCGTGCAATCGGCTGGCCGTTTCGACCAAATCCGGACCAGCCCGGGCGGCTCTCTAAGCGGCTTCGCCCCCCGACGCATCGCGGATGGGGGCCGCCCGCTTTTTTGGAGGAAACATGGCTGAACTTGACGAAGTTGCAGAACGGCTCACCCGCATGGCGCGGACGATCGGCCGGGTTGTGGGGATCGATGTCGAGGTGGTGAAAAACGGCAATCGGCTGATCTTCGTCGACGTCAACGGCGAGCCGGTCTCGAATGACGGGGACGAAGTTATCGCGACGACCTTGGAGGAGATCACGGCGGGCAAATTTCTTGATGACTTTGCCGCCCGGGCGTTCCGGGCGGGTATGGTCCTCCGGTATCAGCAGATCGAGCGAGACAGGACTCCATGAGCGAGCACCAGCTCCGTCAGCAAAGCAAGGTCCGCAGCTCGTTCGAGGTGCGGCCGATCCTCGACGCGGTCGCCGCTGAGATCGGCAAGCTGCACGGCGTTGTGCTCGGCGTCTCGCACACGGCTGAGGGATTGTTTTTCATCAACGGCATTGGCGCGATCGTGCAGGACGGCCCGGTCCACATTCTCGCTTGCAGCGACGAGGAGATCGCGACCGGCGAGTTCTTGAAGTACTTCACGCCGAGATGCTTCTTCGCCGCGCTGTGCGAGCGGTTCGCGCAAGAGTACGTCCGTCAGAGGATGGGCGGCGTCAATTGAGCGACGATTCCAGGGATCAAGCGCTTGAGGCGCAACGCCTCGTCGAATCGATCCGGCCGCTTCTCGCCGGGAAAGGTCAGGCCGTGCAAAGCGCGGCGCTCGTGGATTTGGTCAGCATGTGGCTGGCCGGAATGTTTGTCGTTGGCAATGCCGAGGCGACCGACGCGATGCGCGAGGAGCATTTGTACCTGTTCATGAGGACGGTGGTGGACCTGATTCCGCTCAACGAGGAAATGATCACCAAGCCGATGCTCGAACGGAAGCTGAAGCGGCAATGACCGGCAATTGGCAGAAGCTGGCGCAGACCAAGGTCGCCGATCTGCCCCGGCTATGTTGGAGCTGTGAGTTTTGGCTTCCTGAAATTAATTGGGACGTTGACCCTCCGGAAGAAAAGCAGACTGGAAGGTGTCACAGGTTTCCGCCGACGAGGGCAACGCTATTGGCTGGCGGCGAATCAGCGTTCCCGCGCACTTGGGAAGGGGACGGTTGCGGCGAATGGCGCGTTGGGCTGCCCCAGGCGCGGGCGGCGCAGAAGTGAAGCTGCCCAAGCTCGGCCCGACCGGCGACTTCCCGCACGGCAAGCCCAGCCCGGACGACGAGGGCGGCCTGCTCCTCGCCGTCGGCGCCGACGAGCATGGGAATGTGAAGATCAAGTTCGGCAAAAAGATCGCCTGGATCGGATTGAACAGCGAGCAAGCGATTCAGTTCGCGATGATGATCTTGAAGAAGGCTGGATTTACGGGTTCTGTCATCATCGGCCCTGGAGGGAACGATGCCGGCCATCCTAGAGAAGGCGGTCAAAGCAATTAAGAAATCGAGCCCCGGCGTGAACCCGTGGGCCGTGGCGACGAGCACACTCCAAAAGGCGGGTGAGCTGAAGAAGGGCACGAATCAGCCGACCAAGCTCGGGGTGAAGCGCGGCAAAATGTCGCGCAAGGAGAGACACGCGAAGCCGCTGGCGATCGGCGGCGCGGCGAAAGGGCCGTCACTCGGGAGAGCTGCGCGCCCCTCTTGACGTCAACTGCCATCCCTGCGCGAACTCCGCCACCGAGATGGCGGACTTCTGACGGCGGACCGGCAGCAAGCGAGCCATGGGAGGGGCACCGCCCGGTCCGTCTCTTGGCGTCCCCTCCCGCCCAACCGGGAGAAAGCCCATGGCCCAAGCCCCCCACCGCCCAGCATCCTCACAGTCGCAGAGTCAGCAACGCTCCCACCCCGCCGCAGCGCCGCCCCCGCGCCACCCGGCGCAGCCGCCGGCCGCCCGTCCTGGCGTTCCCCAGCGCGATCAGCAGCCGCGCCCGGAAGCCGAGGACGAAGCGCCCCCCGAGAAGATTCTCGAAAAGAGCGACGCCCTGGCGCTCTTCCGCGCCGGCCACCGGCTGAAGAAAGCGGGCGACCCGCCGGAGAAATGGATCGCGGCGTCGCGGATACACGGCGTGATGGTCTTGTGCTACCCAATGGACGAAGAGATCGAGAAGGGCATCATGGACCAAGAGTTGGTCCTCGCGGATGATCTTCCACAATCTTGATCTGAACGGGGTCGGCGATGGCCGGGTTTGGCGGATTGGGCGCAATCAGGCTGCCGCCATCCCCAATCGATGGCAGCGTAGACGACCCCGGCGACCTCTCGACCCGCTTCGCGCCGAAAGAGATTAACCTCGACGCTGACGACGGCGACATCGACTACGACAAGGCGACCAAGATCGAGACCGAAGACGGTGGCGTCATCGTCTATGTCGGCCCCAGGCGCATCCCGAAAGAGGATACCGAGTTCGGCGACAACCTTGCCGAGGTGCTCGGCGACTCTGAGCTGAACGGGATCGCCGACGATCTCCTGCGGCTGATCGAACAAGACAACGAATCCCGCCGCGAGTGGCTCGACACGCGCGCTCGCGGCATGGAGCTGATGGGCCTTCGCATCGAGTCCATGCGCTCCAGCGGTTCCGATGGCTCCGCGCCGCTCGAAGGCCAGTCCCAGGTCCGGGCCACGCTACTGGCGGAAGCGGTAATCCGTTTCGGCGCCAACGCCTTCGCCGAGCTGTGCCCCACCGACGGGCCAGCCAAAGTTTCCGAGGACACGTCGGGCTCGACTGAAGATCTCGACACGCTCTCCGATGCGCTTGAGCACGATCTCAATCACTACTTGACCACCGTCGACAAGCCGTGGGTTCCTGACACAGACGCAATGCTCCTCCGTGTGGGCTTGGATGGTTGTACCTTCAAGAAAGTCTACCATGACCCGATCCTCCGGCGGCCGATCTCACGCGCGGTGTTCGGCGACGACCTGATCGTCAACAATAGCGCGACTTCGATCTACGACGCAGGCCGCATCACGCACCGCTCATTCATGCGCCCGTCGATGATCCGCCGCATGCAGCTCGTCGGGGCCTATCGCGATGTCCCGCTCAACGACACCGGCTTCATCGAGAAGGGACCGATGGAGCTTCAGGCCGAGCAGATCTCCGGCGTTCGCCGCTTCGACAGCTGGGAGAAGGACGACCGCGATCACGAGATCTTGGAGTGCTACTGCGAGCTGGATCTGCCGGGGTTCGAGCACGAGACGGATGGCGAGCCGGACGGCCTCGCGGTTCCCTACAAGGTGGCGATCCACAAGGAGACAAGAACAGTCCTCGAACTGAGAAGGAATTGGAACGAAGACGACGAGATGTGTTTGCCGAAAACGTATTTCGTACAGTATCCATTCATCCGTGGGTTCGGATTTTATGCTATTGGCCTAAGTCATCTGCTGGGAAATATTACAAACGGCATCACGGCTGCTTGGCGAGAGATAGTAGACGCCGGCATGTTCGCCAATTTTCCAGGCTTATTAGTTGCGAAAGGGGCCGCTAGACAGAATAACAACATATTCAGGGTTCCGCCAGGGGGTTCGGCCGAAGTCGAGACCGGCGGCCTGCCGATCCAGCAAGTGGCGATGGGTCTGCCTTACCGATCGCCAGACTCGGTCTGGGTGGGCTTCGTTCAGCAGCTGAATCAGGAAGGGAAGAGCCTCGGCGGCACGGCCGAGATCATGGTCGGCGAAGGCCGCCAAGACGCGCCGGTCGGGACGACCCTCGCTCTCATCGAGCAAGCCATCAAACCGCTTATGGCGACGCACAAGAGGCTGTGTGCGGCGCAGAGCGACGAGCTTCAGCTCCTGTGCGAGCGCTTCCGCGAAGACCCGGAGGCGTTTTGGCGAGCGAACAAGCGCTCCGCCTACGATTGGGATGAGCAAGCCTTCCAGCAGGCGCTGAACACGAGTGAAATTGTCACGCGCGCGGACCCGAATACGGCCTCGCATCTCCAGCGAATGCTGCGCAACGCGGCCTTGTATCAGATGGCCAAAGACGAACCGAGCGCTTTCAATGTCGCTACGATTCGTAAACTCTGCATTCGAGGAATCGGCTTCGCGAATCCTGATCAATTTTTAAATCCGATGCCGTCCGGCCCGCCGCCGGACCCGAAGGCCCAGGCCGCGATGCTAACCGGGCAGGCGGCGATGATGGATGCGCAGACACGGGCCGGTCAGCTCCAGCTCGACATGCGCGACAAGCCGCTCGACGACCAGCAGCACCAAGTCGATGCGCAAGTGAAGATGGCGACGTCGAAGATGGCGCTGCAAAAGCAGCAGCTCGCCACCCATACCGCTGGTTTCCAGGCCCAGAACGAGGCCCGCAAGCCGCAAATGGAGGCGCAGAAGCAGCAGCATGAGGCCCAACAGAGCCAGCTCGACCGCGCGCACGACACCGCGACGCAAATGCGCGAGCAAGCGCACGAATTGAACCTCGAAAGAGGTGGTTGGGCGCATGAAGACCAGCTGCATGCGCGCGATCAGCAGCATGAGCAGCAGATGGGCGTGCGCGAGCAGATGCACGACCGCGTCATGGGCGCGCAACAGCAGCAATTCGACGCCGCGAGGGACATGCAGGGGCGGCAATTCGATGCCGCGAACGCTCAGCAGGACCGCGCGCACGAAGACCAGATGGGTCAGCGCGAACAAGCCGTCGAATCGCAGCGCGAAGAGCGCGGCCGCGCTCACGAAGAGCAGATGAGCGAGCGCTCGCAGCAGCACGAACGTGTCATGGGCCAGCAACAGGCCAGGGCGAAGATCCAAGAGGTGAAAGCGAGGCCTGCGCCGCAGCGCACGAACGGTTCGGGCTCAGATCGGCAAAAGCGGGCGAGCGGCGGCTCGGTCCATCATCAAATTGAGACGCCCTACGGCACGGCGAGGCGCGCTCCCGACGGTGAATTTTACGTCCAGCATCCAAAGACCGGCCAATATTTCCGAATCCGGAGGCGATCATGAGCGAACCACTCGATCCCCAAGAAGCGGCCACCCTTTTTTACTCTGGCTCGCCAATGGCGTTCGTCGCGGTTCCCACCGAGAGCTTCGTCTGCGGCCAATGGATGGGCCAGCGCGCCCTGGTCATGCCGATTCCGTTCGATGACGCTGTCGCCTACTTCACCGAGCACCCCGTCATGCTTTACGACCCGAACGCGCCGCTAATGACGGCAACAATCACGGCTGGAACCCCCTACACCCCAGCTTGATAAGGAGAGGAAACATGGTCTCGCTCGCTCATGGACAATCTGTCGATCTGACCGTCGCCTACACCGATTCTCAGGGCGCACCAGCCCATCCGCCAGGGCCGGTCAACTGGACCTCGTCTGACACCTCGATCGCCACCGTCTCGGCCGGGACCGAAGACACCCAGGCGACCGTGACGTCGGTCGCGGCAGGAGCTGCGACCATCACCGCCGCATCGGAAGGGATCACTTGCGGCATCGACCTGATCGTTGATGCCGGCGAGGTCGGGGCGAGTGAGGGGGAAATCACGGCTGGCGAGCCCTACGACACGACGGGATCACCGGGACAGGGTCTGCCGGATCAGGGTCTTCCGCGTCCAGGTCTGCCGGGTCGTCAGCCGGGTCAGCTGCCGGGTCAGCAGCAGCGCCCGCAGGCTCCGGTGCGGCCGGGTCAGCCGGGTCAACCAGTCGTGCGGACAACGACGATCCGTAGGTAATGGTCGACGATCTCGGCGACTACGACGTCGACCCGGTCGAGGGAAATCCCTTTGGCTCGATGGCGTCGTCGCCGAACGATTTCGACGTCGCGCCGGTCGATCACGATCCTTTCGCTGGCGCTGGCGGAACCCCGGCGCCAGACCAGTTCGAGCTAGCGTCGAGGCAGCCCGAAGCCACGCCGTCGAGCGCTGGCGGTCCGCCCTTGGACCCTGGCGATCGGCAAGACCTGATCCGGACTGTCTACGGCGAAGCGGCCGGCGAGCCCGCGCTCGGCCAAGCGGCAATCGCCCACGCCATCCTCAACCGCGTCCGAGCTGGTGGCTACGGCCAGGGCATTGCTGGCGTCGTCCACGCCCCGGCTGCGGGCGTGAACCCGAAGTTCGGCTATCATGAGTTCAGCCCCTGGAACACGGGGCGCGCCACCGAGGGCAATCCCGTCGCGCAGAACCTCTCGCCGAAGAACCCGGCTTATGCGCAGATCGGCGACATCGTCGACAAGTCCTATTCGGGTCTCATACCCGATCCGACGCACGGCGCGACGCACTATTACGGGCGGATGCCGCACCCGCCGTCATGGGCGCCGCCGCTCGCCGCGCTGAACAAGGTCAGGATCGGCGGCCAGACCTTCGTCGGCGGCGCGGAAGGCCCAGGTCGAGCGCCGATCCAGACTGCCGGCGGCTACGCGGGCGGCGGCCCTGTGCAGATGAACGCGGACTTACAGCGGCGTCTTGCGATGATAACGCGGCCTCGACACGGGTTCGCCGATGGCGGCGCGCCGGACGATGATCCGCTTGGCTCCAGCGTCACCATGGCGCCTGATCAGAGCCAAAACACGATGCCGACGTTCGCCGATACCGGGCCACGGCAAGATGATCCCTTGTTTGCCGCTCCGGCGAGGCAGCCGGGAGACGACGAGACGCTGGCCCACTACGCGGGGAATCCGGCGCATTCGATGCCGATGCGGGTTGGCGCTGCGATCGGCGAAGAGGCCAAGCGCATGGGGCAGGGGCTGTGGAGCGCCGCCACGGCTCCGGGCGATGTCCTTACCGGCAAGGCCTCGATGGCGGACCCAGAAACGCAGCAACGGGTCACGAGCCTCGCCGCGTCGTTGCCCGGAGGAGGGCCGGAGGCCGCGCTTGGCGCGCGCGGGCCGGTGGGCGCCGCAGCGAAGGCGCTCAAAGGCGCCCCTGCGGAGCGCGAGCTTAACGTTTGGAACCCGACGACTGGCCAGTGGGAAGGCCCGAAGCCGACGCTGAATCCGCCAGCTGGCACGCAGTTCGATCCGCTGTTCAACTTCGATCCGGCCGTGATGAACAAGGTGCCGGACGTGCCGCAATTTGAATTGCAGCGCTATGACCCGCCTCGCGGCGTCTCGGATCGCATGCGCGATCTGGTGACCAACTCGGATGTCCGCGCGAAGATGATCGATATCGTCAAGAACGGCATGCAGACCGTTGGGCTGAGCTGGTACAACACCGGCCAGCTGCGCGGGATGTTCCTGAAAGAACTCGGCGACGAGCAAGGGCAGCAAGCGTTCGAGAAGTACATGAACCTCGTGTCAGCCACGAGCCCGGAGAACAAAATCCCGCAGAACATCAGGACGGCGAGCTATTTCTATGAGCGCGATGCGCAAGGCAATCCGGTGCCGGAAAGAGGTGATCCGATTGCGCAGCCCTACGGCTCCAAGGCGCAGAAGCTTCACCAGCAAAACGTGAACAGCGTACTGACCGATGGCTACGACGTCCTCAAGAACCCGAAGCCGCCGTCCTTCGTTCAGAACCTGATGGGCAATTATGCCCCCGGCACGATGGACCGGCACGCCTTCAAGTTGCCGGCGATCCTGTCGCGTGATCCGCGTTTCTTGGAGACGTCGTTCACGCCTGAAAAAGGCGCCGACATCGTGCGTCCGCAACAGATGTACCAGAATGGTCAGCTGACGATGGAGGATGCGGTCAATCAGCCGACGATGTGGGCCGGGATGCCGAACAAGAACGAGTATGCCGCGCTTGAGGGCTGGTATAAGTCGATCGGTGATGAGCTGGGGATCACGCCAGCCCAGGTGCAGGCGTCGGCCTGGGTTGGCGGAGGGCATATCACCGGCCTCGCCTCGGCCGCCGACGAGACATTCCTGCACTCGTTCCAGGGGCGCGCATTCAACACCGCCTACCACACCGGGCAAACGCCCTCAGAAGTGGTGAAGAAGATGATCAGGGGCGAGCAGCCCCTGCTTTCCGGCGGGCCGGGGTTGGCTCCGACAGCAGCTCAAACTTCGACGGCCGGGGCGGGAGATTCGCCTCCGCCACCATCTGATCAAGCAGAGCCCGGACATCCGTTTTATTGAGAAGTTCGTTGAGCGGCACCCGCTCAAGCACGGTCCCGCCGTCCTCGCCGAAGATTTCCAGCTCCCAGCGGCCACCTAAGCTGCCGCGCTCCCGCCAGAGCGGCCAAGCCTTGTAAGTGCTCATCGTTCGACTCCATTTGCACGTAATGCAAATATAGAAACCCTTTCGCCCAATTGCAATCGGCGCCATAAATCCGCGCGTTGAAAGGCTGGACCCGAATGAGGGTCAAGCCATGGGCGAACACAGCGCAAAGGCCTTTACGACCGACAAACTGAAAAAGTTTGCGATCAGTGGCAATAACAACGGCTCCGGCGGCGACAAAGCTGCGGCGGCGGACGATTACGGGCGGAAAGCCGCCAAAACGAGCGATTCTTCGGCCTTCGCCCAAGGCGGAGCCGCGAAGGCGCCATCGCTTGGTCGCGCCGGCAGAGCTGGCGGCGGCCGGGTTGCGCGCGCCGAGGGCGGCAGGACCCGCGACATCAGCAAGCTCACCGACGGCGGCCCGGAGTCCTATGGCGACCGGCCTCTCATTCGCGCCAAGGGCGGCCGAATCGGGAAGCAGCTCGGCGGCGCTCTGCCACAAGGGACGCCCCCTGGCTTGGCCGCGCCGCCCCCGGCGGGCCAGATCCCTGGCCTGCCTGGGCTGGGGCGCAAGAAGGGCGGCCGGGTCGGGCGCTGGAAGGGCGGCCCGTCGTATGACCGGCTCGGCCAGAAAGACGCTATGGCCTCGGACGCCCCCGGTTACGGGGAGGACATCCCTGGTGGCCGAGAATACTACGACTTCATTCGCGGTGGTCTCGGCACCTCGAAGATCGGAGCGCCGCGAGGCCAAGGCGGCATTGGCTCCGATGAGACCGCTGAGCCAACGGACCAGCGTCGCGGCGGCCGGGTCGGCCGCGCGCATGGCGGACGCACCAAGGGCAAGGGCAAGACCGTCGTCAACGTCATCGTCGGCGGCCACGGCGATCAGCAGCAGCCCCCGCCGCCGCCCGTCATGCCGCATCCAGCGATGCCGCCGCCTCCACCTCCGCCGCAGGCCGCGCCACCGAAGCCGCCGATGCCGATGGGCATGCCGATGATGCCTCCCGGCGCCATGGGCGGCGCTCCGCCGATGGGCATGCCGCCCCCAGGAGGCGGAGGCATGCCTCCTGGGATGCCGCCTCCCGGCATGGGCCGCGCTCACGGTGGCCGGATCAACGAGAGATTCGGCGCGGCGTCCGGCCAGGGCCGGATGGAGAAGGCGCGTCGCGAGAACGATGGAAAGGTGAAGTTGGCCGAATGAGCATGTTCGTGAACAGCGAATCGGACGATCGCACCATCAACAACGACGTCAGGCATCAGTATCGCGTTCTGACTGATGCCGAGAAGACGATCATGGTCCGCATCAAGGATGAGGGCGCGCTGTTTCTGGCGATGATTGATTCCGTCATCCCGCAAGGCCGTGAGAACTCGCTCGCCAAGACCAAGATTGAGGAGGCCGTCATGTGGGCCGTCAAGGGGCTCACGAAATAAATGGACGCGACATCCATCTACCTCGCCAACAAACTGGTCGAGATGATCGAGGAGAAGCAGCAAGAGATGCTGCGCCCGCTGATCCAGGGCGCCGCCGCCGACTTCCCCGACTACCAGAAGCGCGCCGGCTACCTCCGGGCGCTTGGCGACGTCATCAGCTGGATTGGCGAAATCAGCGCCGAAGAAGACAGCGAAGGAAGAGGACCAATTGCCCGCGCATCATAGAATCGTAACCCTCCATCTGGAGGACCCGCGAGACACTATCTGGAACGGTTGCGGCGAGGATCTCGGCAAGGTCGAGCCGTTCAACCAGCAAGTCTTAGTCGCGACCTATATCCGCCCCGCCACGCGCACCGCGAGCGGCCTGGAGATCGCCGAAGAGGCGGTCGACGAGGATCGCTATCAGGGCAAGATCGGCATGGTCTTGAAAAAGGGGCCGCGCGCCTTCGTCGATGACGGTCCGGTCCAGTTTTATGGCCAGAATGTTGAGCCCGGAGATTGGGTGGTCTTCCGGGGTTCTGACGGCCTCAAGAGCATGATCGGCTCCCGCGAGGTCCGGTTCATTCCCGACGTTTTCATCAAGGCGAAAATCGAGCATCCGGACGCGGTGTTCTAGCGTGCAAGCCCCCCAGCAAGGCTCGACTGGGCATCACGGGGACTGTGGCCGGGTGACTTGCACGAACTGCAAATAAACGATGGCGCGGAGCATGGCAAGAGAAACTGACGACCCCGAGCAGGCGACGCATTTCGGCGCGCTCATCGACGAACCGGACGACGATCTCTCGCCGGAGGAGCGACTGGAGCCGAAGACGGTCGTCGTCGGCGGCGCGCCGGTCCGCAAGGGCGACAAAAAGCCCACGCCGGCCGAGGTAGACTCGCCGATGCGCGCCTCGCCGGAGCCCCCGCCGGAGGATGAGGGCGTCCTTGAGCTGAAGCGCCAGCTCGCCAACCAGCAAAGTATGACGGCGCGCGCGGCCCAAGTGGCCCAGGCCGAGCACCAGCGGCGCATCCAGGCCGAACGCGGCCTAACCCAGTCGAATGTGCAGATGGTCGACGCCGCGATCGAGGCGGCGAAGCGCGATTCCGAACAGGCGCGAGCCTACTTCCAGGGCGCGCTCGATCGCGGCGACCACAAGGGCGCGTCCGAGGCCCAGGTCCTGCTCTCCGACGCCCGAGCGAACCTTCTGCGGCTGATGGAGATGCGAGAGGGCGTCGTCGCCGAGGCGCAGCAGCAGCCACAGCAGCAGCCGCAGCCGAGGCAGGCGCCGCAACCGCAGCGCCAGTACGCGGACCCTGCGCAATTGATGCAGGCCAACGTCCAAAACCTCTCCGGCCACCTCGACCGAACCGGCTTCCCGAAGAGCGCCGCGTGGATCAGAAGCCACCCAGAAATGGTCAAAGATCAAACGGCGATCAACGCGGTCGACGGAGCGCACAGCTTTGCCGTCAACACGCTCAAATTGATCCCCGAAACGGACGCCTACTTCGACAAAATCGAGGAACTGCTTGGCGCAGGAGAAGACCGACAGATGACACAGACCCGCCAGGGCCAGCGCCAGATGGGCCAATTGCAGCGCAACATGGCCGCGCCAGCCCGCGCCGAAGCGCCAAGCTTGCGCACCGGCCGCACGCGCGGCACGGCGGTCGCGCTCACCGCTCGCCAGCGTGAGCATGCCCGCGACGTCCTCGGCATGAGCGACGACGAATACGCGGCCGAGCTGCTCGACGCTCAGTCGCGCGGGAAAATGTTGGGAGCGCGATCATGACCCTTCGTACCAACGGCGACGAGGAGCCGGCCGGCTTCATGGGTGCTAGGCGTCCAGGCATCCGAACTGAAGAAGAAGCCCGCCCTGGCTACGTCGACCACGCCGAGCGTGCGCGGCTTAGGATCTCCGAGCTGCGCGCCCAGTACGGCGATCTCGATGACGAGGGCGATGGCGATCTCTACCTCGACCGCTTCTATGCCGAAGCGCCTCCCGGCTGGAGTTACGAGTGGAAAACCCACACGGTCTTCAATAAGACGTTCCCCCATTACACAAATCAACTGCTTAGGAGTGGTTGGTCGCCGGTCCCGGCGAACCGGCACCGTGAGCTTCTCTTCCCGGAATATACTGACGAAAGCATCATCCTCGACGGTCTCATGCTCATGGAGCGGCCCAAGGAGTTGACAGATCGGCGCAGAATGCGCGAACGTATAAAGGCCACCGAACAGGTGCGTACTTCCGAGGCGAAGTTAGTTGAGGCGCCACCCGGGACGGCGCCGCGCGATCAGCACCGGAAAACGCATCCACGGGTGGGGTCCACCGTCGGTCCCATAGGCATTCCCGACTAAGGGCGGTAGGTGAGGGTGCGGCGCTCGTGCCCTCGCTTGAAAGAGCTGCAAGTCACGTCCGGCGCTCGGTGTGACGAACCCTAAATCCCCGCAATCGCGGAAGGGATCGTCATGAACCCAAATGCGCCATTCGGCTTCGCTGACTCGCACCGCCTCGGCGCCGCCGTCAATTATCAAATGTCGCGGCGCTGGATCGCCGCCACCAATCCCACGCAAATCTTCTCGGGCGACCCCGTCGTCTCGCTCCCGACCGGCTACATCAATCAAGCCGCCGCTAACCCCGGCCCTGGCGGCCAGCAGATTACCGGCATCTTCATCGGCTGCGAGTACATGTCGATCTCGCAGAAGAAGTGGATCGCCTCGCCATGGTGGCCGGGTAACGATGCGGTCCTCTCCGGCACCGGCTTCGACGTCCACGCCAAGATCATCGACGACCCGCTGACCGTCTTCAGAGTGCAGGGCAACGGCCAGATCACGCTCGCGATGGTCGGCATGAACGCCGTGTATGCGTTCCCCCCCGGCGGCGCGGGCAATACGATGACCGGCCGCTCTGGCGCGACGCTCGACGTCGTCGTCACCCCGCCGGCTGCGGGCGCCCCTGGGTCGCAGCCCTTCCCGTTCCGGATCGTCGACCTGATTCGCGACCCGCCGGGGAGCATCGGGACCGATACGACGAGCCCCTTCAACTGGGCTTACGTCACCTTCAACAATCAAGATTACAAGTCCCTGACGGGCATCTGAGGAGGATCTGACATGGCCGTCTCAGTCGCCCAGGCTTATGACCTCCTGTTTCCCGGCCTCCGAAAGGTGGCTGGGCAATACAAAGACATCGACCGGATTTACCCAAAAATCTATAAGGTCGATAAGTCGAACATGTCGGTCGAGCGCACCGCCTCGATGCGCTACCTCGGTCTTGCTGCCCTGAAGAACGAGGGCGGCCCGACCACCTTCGATAATCAGGCCGGCGAGAGGTATGTTTATAATCAATACCACAAGGAAATCGGCCTCGGGTACGCCTTCACTCGAAAGATGATCGACGACAACCTGTACAAGAGGCAATGGCAGCCATCGAACCTCGGGCTGCAAAAGTCTTTCAATCAGACCAAGGAAATCTACGGGGCCTATCCCCTCAACAACGCGACGGTTTACGACCCCACGATCCTGGGGGATCAGCAGCCGCTCTGCTCGCTCAACCATCCAATCGACACGGGCGTCGTTCCCAATCGCTTCCCCGTCGATATGGACTTGAACGAGGCCTCGCTCCTCAACGCCCAGGCTTCGATCCGTGGGGTCTTCCGCGACAATGCCGGACTGCGCATGCAGGCCCGCGCCCGCAAGCTGGTGGTGCCGATCGCGCTCGAACCGATCGCCATCCGGTTGCTCCGCACCGTCTTGCGGCCGGGGACGAACGACAACGACGTCAACGCAATTCCGGAGACGTCTGGCGGCATCCCCGATGGTCACCTCGTCCACGACTACCTGACATCGCCGACCGCATGGTTCGTCATGACCGATCAGGAGGGCTTGCTGTACCTCCAGCGCGTGTCCTTCGAGCTGGATATGCAAGTGGACTTCACGTCGGACAACTTGCTGGTCAAGGGCTACGAGCGCTACAGCTTCGGCTATTACGACTTCCGGGCCATCTGGGGCTCGTTCCCGACCCAGTGAGGGCACCATGGCGCAAGCCGCTTCCACCGGCCCTCTGATCTCGCTTGGCGGGTTCGCTGGCGCGCCTAATGGCGGCCCGCCTGCCGAATACTCGAACGAGATCGGCCCGTCGATCTTCTGGCAGGGCTCTGGCCTGCTCTCCATGGCCGGGAGCGGCTCGAAGGACAAGAAGGGCGCGGGCGGTTTCCCGGCCCTGTTCATGTCCGACAGCATCCTGGCGCTCAATCAGGTCATTCAGCCAGCTGGCGTCGCTTTAACTGTGGCCGCGAACGCTGCGTCGGGCGTGCCCCTTCCGCTCGCCACGGCCTATGCGCCCGGTGTGGCGCCGGGTACGCCGGTTCCAAGCGGCGCGTTCGGCGTCGGCATCGAGACCGGCTTCGCGGTCGGCGCGACGGCGGCCGGCGTCGCCACCGTCAACATCACCGCCAACGACAAGTGGCGTTTCTCGCCGAATCTGTTCCTGTCGATCGCGGGTGCCGGTCTGAACGGCGCGATGCTGTTCACCAAGGTCACGGCGATCGGCGGTCCCGGCGTTAACAGCATTACCGTCTCGCCCCCTCCGCAGGCCACGCAGGCCGCCGCCGCGATCGGCACCTATTTCGGCGACCCCAGCGCCTACGGGTTCGCGGTGCCCCGGGCCTATTCGGCCTTCATGAATGGCGGCGCTGGCCGCTTCCTGATGCCCGATTGCGGCTGCGCGCGTGGCGTGGGCGTGGTCGGCGTCGCGGGCGGCGCGGCGGGCAATATCCTGATCCAAGGCCTCGACACCTATATGCGCTTGCAGAGCGAGATGGTCGCTGTCCCGGCCGGCGCGGCTACCACCTATGGCCGAAAGACGTACAAGGTCTTCCTTGCGGCCATTCCGCAATTCACCTCCGCCAACAATTACACCGTGGTCACTTCCGATCTAATCGGCCTACCTCTTTCGGTCCTGCCCAACCAGCCGCAGCCGACCGTCACCGAGGCTGGCGCGGCTTATGCCGGGGCCGGCGTGCAGTTCGCCGACCTGACCAACCCGGCGACGCAGGCGACCGGCGATCCGCGCGGCGGCTTCCAACTGTCCGCCGCAGGCCCCCTCGCGGGCGTGGTTGGAACGGGGCCGAGCGGCGGCGCCTTCGTCATTGTGATGCCGCTCAATCCGGCGCAAGTTCTGTCCGCGAACCAGTTCAACCCGGGGCCGCTCTTCGGCGTGCCCCCGGTCTAACGGAGATAGCCCCATGCGAGGCGAGAGTGATCGCGAATGCAGGGCCAGCGGCGGCGCCCTGAAGCGGCAAGCCAGGAAGAACGTCGAGCGCGAGGCGCGCGGCGCTCACCCGAAGAATACGCCTGACGCTGCGCTCTCGCGCGGCGAGGGTCCGATCTTCAAGGCGGAAGGCGGCGCCGTCGATCGCGCAGACGGCGGCATCGTGGCTCGGCTCAAAGGTGGACGGGTCAAGAAAGCCTTCGGCGGGACGATCGGCGGCGGCGGCAAAAAGCCCTCGATGGGGCGAGCTGGCCGCAAGGGCGGCGGTGGCGTCGGCGCTGATCTCCACCCGAAAACGCACGATGCCGGCAGCGGCCCGAAGGGCAGGAAGATCATGAGCGAATCGGAGAAGATCCCGTAATTCGGAGAGACGCCCACGTCGCGACAATCTTGTCGAACCGGCAGCCCAGCCTTCTCAACAGGGGCGTCTTATCCGATAGCCGCCGCAAGGCGGCTTCTTTTTTAGGAGGGTTGAATGCGCCCGATCTCAGTCACTGGAGGCCCCGCCGCTGGCCCGTCGAACATGATCCGGCTCGACGAATGGGCCGACGCGCCCCTCGGTATTCAGGTCTCCGTCCAAGGCGCGGTCATCTTCACGGTGCAGCATTCGTTCGATGATCCGAATGACTTGATCAATCCGGTCCCGGTCGCCTCGATGTTTTGGGACGACAGCCTTGTTCCCCAGGCCACCGCCGTCGGCGCGACCGCTGGAACGACCTTCAGCATGGCGACCGCGCCGCTTTGGATGCGGCTCCTGATGGGCGCGGGCACGGGCACGGCCAAGATGACCGTCACACAATACAATGTTGTAGAAGGATGAGGGCGATCACCGCCACCGCGACCCCGGCCAACAACACGGTTCTCGTCCGCATGGACAATTATGCCACCGCCGTGGTCGGCGGGGCAATCGTCGTCTCGGGCGGCGGCCAGTTCCTTCTCGACTACAGCTTCGACGACCCCTGCGATCTCGTGAGCCCGGTCCCAGTCGCGCAGATGGCCTGGGATCGCACGCTTCTGCCTCCCGCCGCGCAAATGGGAACGGCGAATGTCAGTTTTCAGATGATGGCGTGCCCGCTGTATTTCCGGCTGACCCTGGGGACGGGCGTCGGCTCGGTGCGGGGGACGTTTCTTCAGGTCGGCGAGCACAGCCACTCGAACATCACGCAGGGGCCGTTCGCGCCGCCCTTCATGGCCGCCGCCGCGCCGACGGAGGGCTCGAACTCCGCCGCGATGTCGGCGCCGCGATGGCTGGCGCCGAAATGAGCGAGCCCCGCAATACCAGCGGGACGCTCAACTTCTTCCCGTCGCTGGGCGAGGTGACGCTCAACGCGCTCTCGCGCATCCGGATTCGCGGCCCGATGGTGCTCGCCGAGCACCTCCATCAGGCGTGGATGGAGGCCAACCTTCTTCAGGTCGAATGGTCGAACAAAGGACCCAACCTCTGGAAGGTCACCGAACAGGTCATCGAGACGGTTCCTGGCGTGCCGACCTATCCGATCCCCTCGACCACGATCATGGTGCTCAACGTCACCATCGGCACCGGAGACCCGCCGAACGAGACCGAGCTGACCATCACGCCAATGACGCGGCAGGAGTACACGATGCAACCGAATAAGTTGCATCAGGCAAGACCGACGACGTTCTGGTTCGACCGCACGATCTCGCCGACCATCACCCTCTGGCCGTGCCCGGAAACAGTCTACAACATGCATATTTGGAGCTTCGGGCAGCAGATGGATGCGGTGCAGCGCGGGGCGATGCAGCTCGACATCCCCTATCGCTGGCTCGACGCGGCGGCGTCCGGCCTCGCGTACCGGATGGCGATGCACTACGCGCCGGATCTCGAAGCGCAGCGCAAGGATCAGGCCGATGAGGCCTATCGGGTCGCGAGCACCCAGGACACTGAGACCGGATCGATCTACGTTTTGCCCATGATCCAGGGCTACTATGATTGAGAGGGTGGCCGCCGCAGGCATGTACTCTTTGGGCATCAACGATGCAGTGGCCTGCGGCGGCCTCTCCCGGCAGCGGTTCACTGGGCATCACTTGTTCATTGGCCGGGGATGTTCTCTAGCACGAACTGCAAGGTTGTCAATTAGCGGGTGAACCATGGGCTACGCGAGCCAATCCGGCCGAGCCATCACCAACCCCGGAGCGCCGCGCGCCTTCGGCGTCTGCGATCGTTGCTCAATTTGGTATAATCTACACAAGCTGACGTACCAATACGAATGGCAAGGCACCCAGCTCATCAATACGCGCATGCGCGTCTGCTACCTCTGCAAGGATCGGCCGAACCCTCAAATGAAGGCGAAGGTTGCGCCGCCTGATCCGGTGCCGGTGTACGATCCGCGCCCCGAGAATTTCATCCCCTCGCGCTTCGATCCGACGCCGATCGTGGGCAACCCGGTCGCGACCCAAGAGCGGCCTCCGCCACGGTTCCGGCCGATCGCGACGGAAGGCAGCGACCCGATAGCGATCGAGTGAGGCTCCATGAACAAGCCCATCCGTTTCCCTGATCCGTCGCAGCCGTCGTCGCCGATCCCCGGCGTGCCGGGGCCTGCCGAATGGGCGCCGAGCCAAGTCCCGATCAACCTCACGCCGATTACCGACTTGCCGCAGGGCAGCCCGCCCCTCGGCCCAGAGTGGATGCCGGCGGTTCAGGGCGGGATCACGGTCAAGCTGCCGCTCAGCCAAGTCTCTGGCTTCGCGGCGCCGCCGAACCCGCTGCCGGTCAACATGGGCGGGACCGGCAAGCCCTTCGCCATCCCCGGCGCGATCCAGCTTGGGGGCCTCACTCAGACTACCGATCTGCCGCTCGGTATGTTCGGGCAGATCCTCGTCGGCCAAACCAACGCCTCGCCCAAGTGGCTGGCCCCTGGCATGTCGGGGCAGCTGCTTGCCACGGCCGGCGCGGCGGACGATCCGGTTTGGGTCGACCCGGCCTTGCTCCAGGGGCAGCCCGGGCCTCCCGGTCCGATTGGCCCGCAGGGGCCACAGGGAAGGACAGGGGCCATAGGGTTTCAGGGCGCGCAGGGGTTCACCGGCCCGAGCGGGTTGCCGGGGCCAGCGGGGCCTCCTGCTCAATTTGAGAACCTGTTGGGGTCCTTCTCGAACCAGCCGACCAGCGCGCTGCCGACCAACGGCTATATCCCAGCCAACTGGGACGGGCAGAACAACCCGCTGAGCCCGATCCAGTTCTATCCCGGCCAAGCGCTGCTCGACACGCGCACCAAGCACATCTGGGGCTATGTCAGCACCCGCTGGAACGCGGTCGCCTGGGTGGACATGGGCGCGGGCGGCGGCCCTCCGGGTCCGCAAGGGCCGATCGGCCCTCCGGGGCCGCAGGGGGCGATTGGGCGCACCGCGATCGTCGTCGGGTCGTTCTCGGTCCAGCCGCCTTCGGCGCTACCGCCTGACGGCTTCATTCCCGCCGACTGGGACACTCCCGGCAATCCGGCCTTCGATTACCAGATGATCGAGGGCGAGGCGCTCGTCGACACGAACACCGAGGACGTTTGGCTGTTCTGCGGCGTCACCATCGACGCGGCCGGCTGGGTCAATCTCGGTCAGGTTCAAGGGCCACCTGGGGCGCAAGGCGCACAGGGCGTCGAGGGGCCGGTCGGGCCAGCTCCGCCTCCGACGGTTTCGCTGTTCTATCTCGCGAGCTTCCTCGGCCAGACCGATTTCTTCACGACCCAGCTCGACCTGTTCGGCAATGACTGGACCCTGGCCGTGGGCGAAGAGGTGGTGGCCGTCTTTCTCAATGGCGTGAAGCTGACGCCGAGCGGCGCCGGGTTCGTCGGCGACTATTCGGTCGATTTCACAAACTCGCGCGTTACCCTGGCGCAAGCGGCGCCGAACCAGTCGGTGGTGGAGATCGACGTCCAGCCGCTGGCGGAGGTGCTTCTCCCGGCCCAGGTGTACATCACCAAGCTCCGGCCGATCGCGCCGGACGGCGTCACGACCCAGTTTCCGCTGATCGACTCTACCGGAGCACCGGTTTCGCTGACTAATCCCAATCAGCTCTTCATCGTGTTCGACGGCGTGCAGCAAGAGCCAGGGGTCGATTTCGTCCTCGGCTCTGACGCCCGGTCGGTCGTCTTCCCGACCCCGCCCGCCGCCGATGTGCATTCGTTCACCGTGTTCGTCGGCAACTCCATGGTCGCGGGCAATGTGGTCATCCATGACACTTCGCTGTTCGGCGACGGCACGGTCAGCAATCCGCTCGGCGTGTTTATTGCCACCGAGACTGCGCCGGGGATCGTCATCGTGCCGCCGACCGGCTTGGCTGGCACCAACAATGCAATCAACTTGGCCCCTGACGGCTCGATCAGCGTCGAGGTCGATACGACTACCGGGCTTGTGGTTTCGCCGGGAGCGCCGAATCCGCGCACTGGTATGGCGACGGGCAGTGTGATCGCCGTCAACCTTGATGGGGGAAGCGCGCACGACTTCACGGGCGCGGGGGAACTGACCCTCAACGTCGCCACCCCGGCGCAAGTCGCCGCCGGCACGGACAACGTCAACCCGGTCACGTCGTTCACCATGCGGCAAGGCGGCGACGATCGCTATGTGCAGCTGACCGGCAGCACCATGACTGGCAACCTGACGCTCCCTGCCGTCATCTTCGACAACGGCGGTCCGATTTGGGCCATGGGCACTGTCGGGCAGGACTTCGTTGTAACGCGAAGCACGCTTGGCGGCGTCTATGTCGACACGCCATTGACCGTCGCCAATCCGCAGCCAACCGTCGCTGGCGAGGCGGAATTTCAATTTGCCGGCCCGGTCCTTCTCGACCGCGAGCCGACCGTGGCCAGTCAGGCGACGACGAAGCAGTACGTCGATCTCTTGGTGACGGGGGCGCAGCAATTCATCGGTTCGTTCAACGCCTCGACCGGGCAGGCGATCTTCACCGCAGCGTCCGGGCTGACGAATGGCCCGCTGCCGCCCGGGTTGCAGATCGGCTCCAACTGCTACGTGATTGTCGAGGTTTCGGGAACGCCGCCGGTTGGGCCGCCAGAGACGCTCGTTCAGGTCGAGGTCGGCGATTGGTGGATTTCGGACGGCGCGGCTTGGAGCTTGCTCGCGGTCGGCTCGCCTTCCGCCGTGCTCGCCTCGAACGTGGGCCTCGCGCCGTCGGCGTTCGGCGCTTCCGAGGTGCAGACGGCGCTGAACAACGCCGAAACGATAACGAGCGGTTTGGAGACCAACAAAGTCGCCAAGGCTGGCGATGTCATGATCGGGCCGCTGGGCTTTAACTTCAACGGGCCTGGAAGCGCGATCATATTTAGCGGTGGCGCGGAGATTTATAACACGAACCCCTCAACGATCACTTTGCGGAGGGGAGCGGACGACAGTCAGCCGCAGATCGTGAGCCATGACGGGACGGTCGCCAACGACATCGTCGACACCCAGACCGGGGATGCGCGTTACGTCAATCTGACTGGCGATATGATGGGCGGGAGTTTGAGCTTCCCGTCGATGGTTCCCGTTATTTGGGCCGGGAATCGTATTTACTCCAACGGCAATGTGCTCTCCCTGCAAAAGGGGCCGGGAGATCCGCAGCCGCAGATCATCAACAACGCTGGCACGACCGCCTACGACATCGTCGACACCAACCTTGGCGATGCGCGTTACGTCAATCTGGCCGGCGACACCATGACCGGCCAGCTGGTCCTTGAGAACGGGCTTCTCCTCAACCCAAACAGTCCGCCGCTCGCGCCGGCCGGCCTCATAATAAACGGCGGCACCATTGCCATGGTCGGCGGGCCGATCATTGGGCTGGGCGATCCAGTGAATCCGCAAGACGCCGCGACCAAAAACTACGTCGATAACACCGCGCTCGGGAACAAGGTCAACCGGACGGGCGACACGATGACCGGCGGCCTGGGCTTCGGCAGCGTCGCGCAGGGGAATGCACAAGATACTTCGCGGCATATCACGCTGTGGGGGACCACTGGCGCGACCTCGGGGACGTTCGGCTTTGGAGTCACCAGCGGGCGGCTGAACTACAACGTCAACAGCACCGCCAATTTCCACAGTTTTCTCACTGGCGGCGTCGAGAAATTCAATATCACTGGCAATGTCGTCAACTCCTTCGTCAATATAAATTTCCCTAATCTAAATCAGGGCCTGACCATGCCGGGTAGCATCGCCCTGTACGCGCCATCGAATGGCAATCTGAATGTTAATGCTGGGACGTTCACGGTTAACGGCAATGAAACAGTGAATGGCAATGTGATAGTCAACAATGGTTCAGTGCGAAACACAAACAATGCTGGCATTTACGCCGATGGCAATTCTAATACGAGCGCCAGTAATGGCTTTGTAGTGCGGGGCTCGAACGGTTCTGAGTTTTGTCGGTGGTATGGCGATGCTGTCGGCTATAACGGCCCAGCGGAAGCCCGCGCTCACTGCGCGACTTGGAATGGCGGCTGGTCCTATCAGGATTGCTGGTACACCGTGGTCAACTCGCCGCCGACTTTGTACGTCAACGGCAACGTCTCCTGCGGCAGCCTAACCAACCGATGCCTGCGCGAGATGAAGGCTGAAACGACAATCCGCGACGCGCGTAGGGATGAGCATCGGGCGGCATGGGATGCGCTGAAAGTTCGGAAGTTCAAGCTGCGCGACGACCAGTTCTTCGACTGGGGTCGCGAGCGCTGGGGCTTCGTCGCCGAGGAACTGCCGGAAGAGATCGCTGCTTACGCCGCGCCAGGAACGAGCGTCCCGGCCAAGATGGTCAAGAAAGTCGAAGGCCTCGACGTCGGCCAAGCGCTGGCGCTGTGCGTCGCGAAAATCAAAGAGCTTGAGGCCGAGATCGCGGCCCTCAAGGCGAGGCCTCAATGAGCACGCAAGCGCTCGACTTCGCCTTATGGATGCCGCCCATCGGCGGCGTGGCGGTCGGCGACGGCATTCAGGTGGCCTCGGTCAATCCGACCATCACGCAATGGGCCCAGGTCGGGGCCGGAGGCGGCGGCGGCATCCCCGACGCGCCGAGCACGGGCGTCACCTTCGGCCGAGTGAACGCGAGCTGGCAGCCGGTGCTGACGGCCAACTCGGTGGTCGACGCGGGAACTTTCTAAGAGGGCTGAGCCATGCCGAACCAGATCCAGATCCTGCGCAGTTCGACGGCCGGCGCGCGCCCCGCCGGCAAGCAGCCGGGTGAGCCCTACATCAACTTCGCCGATGCGCAGTTCGGCGTGTTCAATGCGGCGCCCGTCGATCTGATCGCGGTCCGATACTTCAGCACCCTCTCCGCCTACGCCGCTGGCGACCATGTGATCCAGGCCGGCATCCTTTACGTCGCCAATGCTGCGACTGGCCCTGGCCCGTTTCTCCCCGCCTTTTGGGACACGGTGAGCGCAGGCACGGGCGGGCCGTTCCTGCCGCTAAGCGGCGGCATCATGAGCGGCGCGATCACCACCCTCCCGCCGGTCGCCGCGACCGACGCCGCCAACAAGAACTACGTCGACACGATGGTCGCCAATCTCCACCTGTTCCTGGGGACGTGGTCGGTCGCGGCGAACAATCCCAACATCAGCGGCACGCCTCCCGGGATACAGACCGGCGACTATTACATGGCGACCACTGTCGTCCCGGCCACCCCAGAGACGGCGCCGGGAGGCGTCCTCGGCATCGGCGGCACGCAAGTCAATAACGGCGATCTGGTGATCTGGAATGGCGCGCTGTTCCAACGAGTGCAGGGCTCGGGCCTGACCGTGGTCGAAGGCGACGCGCGCTACGTGATGCTGGCCGGTGGGATCATGACCGGCCCGTTGGTCCTCGACGCCGACCCGACCGCCGCGCTGGGCGCTGCGACCAAGCAATATGTCGACGACTTGGACGCGCTGATCGCTCAGTATCTGCCTCTCGTCGGTGGAACACTGACAGGTACGCTGAATATTTCTCCACCCACCGTCAGTGCCCGTCTGAATTTAAATTCAACAGGTTTAAATGCTCTTTTGCAGCTTAATTCTGTAAACGGCCTTTCTGATATTACAATGGGAAAGGCGTCCAGTGGTGGTTATTCGTCTACTATTACAGGCGTTGTTGGCGCAACGCAGGACACCCGCTGGCGGATTGATTTAGTTGATGCGACCGCCGAAACTGGGGGTAATACTGGCTCTAATTTTGGTATAGTCGCATTTAGCGATGACAATTCGACGACTATCACGCCGCTTTCGATTGCCCGCGCGACTGGTGTTGTCAATTTTTCTACTACCCCCACCGTTGTTGGGGTTCCAATTGGCGGCATTGCCGACGCACCGAGCGATGGCAACGCTTACCTACGCTCGAATGCAGCATGGTCGACGGTGATCGACGCCGGAACATTCTAGGAACTAAGGCCCATACGGGCGGCTCCACGGAGCATGAGGCTAGATAGCCATGGTAAATAGGGTCCAGACGCTTCGCTCGGCGGTGCCGGGTTCCGTTCCTCCTCCCGGCACCCGCCAGCCCGGAGAACTCTGGATCAACTTCGCCGATCTCTCGCTCGGCCTCATCGACACCACCCAGACGGCGCAGGCGCTGGTGGCGGTGCGCTTTTTCTCCACCTTGGCCACCTACGCCGCTGGCGATTATGTGGTCGCGGCTGGGGCGCTGTACGTCGCCAACTCCGCCACCGGCCCGGGCGCATTTGTTCCTGCCGATTGGGATGCGGTGAGCGGAGGCGGCGGCCCGGGCGGCGGCCCGTATTTGCCGTTGGCTGGTGGAACACTGACCGGGCCACTGACGCTCGCGGGTCCGCCGGTCAATCCGAATGACGCCGCGACCATGGCTTTTGTTGCCGCCTCTGTCGCCGGCTATCTGCCGCTGAGCGGGGGCACGCTAACTGGCGTGGTTCGGTTCCCCAGCAACAACAGCTTCGTGATCAACGGGGCGGCCGGAACCCAAAGAGCGATCCTCACTCAGACGGCTGGCGCTAATCGTTGGCAGATGATGCTCGGCGACGTCACCGCCGAGTCGGGCCTCAACGCCGGGTCGAATTTTTCGCTCACCGCGCTCAGTGACGCAGGCGCGGTTCTCAGCATACCTCTGTCGATCAACCGGGCGACCGGCGCGGTCACCATCGCTTCGACCACTGGCCCCGGCTCCGCTTCGCCGACGCTCGCCCTCAATGAGTCCGGCACTGCTTCTGGCAACCTCATTCTGGGGCAGCGCAACGGGCTCGCGCGCTGGCAAGTGTCGCTCGGCGATTACCTCGGCGAGTCGACCGGCAACGCGGGCTCGAACTTCCGCCTCGACCGCTACAGCGACGCCGGGGCGCAGCTTACGCCTTCGCCGCTGGTGATCGCCCGCAATACCGGGGTGGCGACCTTCAGCGCGATCCCGAGCTTCCCGGGCGGCGCGGCGGGCAACGCCTTGACGACCGACGGGGCGGGCGATCTGTCGTTTGTGCCGATGCCAGCGCCTTCGACTACGCTGCCGTTGGCGGATAGTGGGACGGGGGCGATCGGCTCCTTGGCCACCTCTTTCGCGCTGGCCGACCATGTGCATCCGGCGTCATCAGGAAGCGCGCTGGATATCACTTATTTTGGCGACGGTTCGGACGGCGCGGTGACCATCACGACGACCGTCGCGCTGACCCGCGACATGTACTATTCCAACTTGACGATCAGTGGCGCTGGCATCCTGCAAACAGTGGGCTGGCGGGTATTCGTGTCTGGCATACTCGATCTTTCGGCGGCGGGCCCTGGTGCGATTGCCCCTACGAGCTTACCGTCGACCGTTGGAGGCAATGGCGGAAGCCCGACAGGGGGGACCGCCGCGTTGGCTAGGTCCGGACAATGGTTCGTGGGTTCGGCGGGCGGTGTGGGCGGCGCAGGTTCCAGCACCGCTAACGGCAATGGTGCTGCTGGAGGGACGGTTACCAACCCAAATGGCAGTACGGGTTGTCTCGGCGGCAATGGTGGCGTTGGCGGCGTTGGCGGAACTCCTGGGATCGGGGGGGTTCCAGGGAACGGTGGCACCAATAACTATGTTTTGGGTCGCCTTCGTTTTCCAATGGTTATCCCCATTTATCCTCCCACTGGCAGTACCCCTATGTATTGTGGCGGCCTTGCCGGTTCGGGCGGCGGCGGAGGCGGCAGCGCCGCGAACGCAAACAACAATGGCGGCGGCGGCGGCGGTGGTGGCGCAGGCGGCGTTCTCTTCATCTGGGCGCGCACCATCAATCGCGGCGTAGGGACGGCGGCGGGAGTGATCAATCTGTCGGGCTTCAACGGCGGCAACGGCGGCATTGCTAGCAGTTCCGGCGGAGGTGGAGGCGGCGGCGGAGGCGGTGGCGGGGTCTATCTTGTTTTCAAGTTTCTGACCGGGACGCCTGTAGCCAATGCGATCAACCTGTCAGGCGGCAATGGCGGCAACGCCGGCACCGGGACTGCTGCCCTACAAGGGCAAGGCGGCGCGGGCGGCAGCGCAGGGACTTTGACGATGTGCGACCTCACCGCTGACACGGTTACAGCGCAAATCGGGCCGCCGGGTAATCCGCCAACCGGCACCGGCAATGTGACCGGCGGCTTGGGCGGCGTAGGCTTGTTCACCCTATGAGCACGATCATCGACAAATATGGCCGGGAGATCACCGTCCGAACGGGCGTTGTGACTCAAGGTGCTCCTGGGGCGGAGGACGTCTATTCATTTGACGGCGTCGATGTCTGGCTCCCGACCGGGACGCCTGAATATCTCGCCTTAGCGACGATTGAGGCGATGGCCCCGGATTGGTGGACGACGCCAGAGCCGGATCAAGGGCCGCCGTCGTGAGCTACACCTACGCCAGCTTCCAGAAGGCGCTCGCGCTGGAGATGATCATCCCCAACGCCAACGTGAGCGATCCGAACTTCGTCGCCATCCTGCCGACCATCGTCGATTACGCCGAGCAGCGCATCTATCGCGAACTCGACCTCCTGGCCACCCAGGTGGTGCAATGGTTCGCCATGACCCCGAACTCGCGCGCGCAGAGCTTCGCGGCTAGCAGCTCCGTCTACGCCAATCATACCCCGGCGCAGCAAATCCTCGTCGTTGAGCGGGTCCGGGTGATGCCTCCCACCGCGACCCCTGGCGGCGGCTTCAATCAGGGCGGCGAGCCGCTTACTCCGAGCAGCATGGATTATCTCGACGCCGTCTACAGCGGCGTCTTCCCGGCCCCAGGCCCGACCGGGCGGCCTGTAAAGTTTTCGCAGCGCGACGATCAGACGATCGTCTTCGGCCCCACGCCGGATCAGGCCTATTTCTTCGACATCCAGGGTGAAGCGCGCCCGGTGCCGCTCTATAGCGCCGCGCCTGGAGACGGCTCGCAGACGACGTTCCTGACGACGGTCCTGCCCGATCTCTTCCTCGCAGGCGCGATGATCGCGGCGTCCGGCTATCGTCACAACTTCGGCGCTCAGTCCGACGATCCGCGCATGGCGCTGAGCTGGGAGAGCCAGTACATGGAGCTGCTCCTTTCCGCGAAGACGGAAGAGGTGCGCAAGCGGTTCCTCGGCTGGCAGCAAATGTCATCGCGCAGCGGACCGGCGAGTGCAGGCGGAGCCGCGCCCCCGGCGCCAGCTGGGGGATGAGCTTTGCCCTTCTTGACCGTCAAGATTCAGCCTGGGGTCAAGACCATCGCGACCCCGACGCTGCTCAACGCGAACATCGTCGCCTCAAACTTGATCCGCTGGCGCGGCGGCCTGCCCGAGAAGTACGGCGGCTGGATGAATTTCTTCACCAACCTGGGCACGGGCGGCGGCCCGGGCGCCGCCACCCTTCCGGGTATCGTCCGCGACATGTGCGCCTGGGCGGACCTCGACACCATCAACCACCTCGCGCTTGGCGGAACCAATGGCTTGACAGCCCTGACGCCAAACGCGGCGGGAGGGCCGCCGACGGTGGGCGATATCGCGCCGCGCTACGTGCTGACCACGAGCACGACTGCGATCACGACCGATGGGTCGACCTTTTCGTCGCTCGCTCTAGACGCATCACCGCCAGGAAGCATGACTATCACCCTTGCTGGCAACGTAGCCGCGTCGGTGCAAGTCGGATGGCGCGTTCGCTGCTTTGGCTCCAGCTCAGCGTACGTCATTGGCCCCACGTTCGCGATCCCGCAGGGGACAGTCGTCACCGCGATAGCCGTGGCGCCTCCGCCCGGAGGCGGCGGCAACGTGACGACAATCACTTTAAGCCAGCCAGTTGCGCCAGGATTTCCTGGGACAGCGGGTGCTCCTGGGCCAGGGGTGCAGCAAGCCGCTCAGATTGTTTTCGACAGCCCCGCGACAATCATCACGTTCACCGACCCCAGCATGCCATCGGGGTTCAACACCCACTGCTCGATCCAGGTTCTGAACCACGTCTGGCTCGGCGACGGGCAGATCCTGTTGGGGACATATCCGGTACAAACCGTCACGGGGGGTTCGAGCGGGGTCTTCACGATCGCCGCGCCGCCGGGGTGGTTTTACTGTGCCACGCCGGCCGTGCTGAGTCTCCAACTAACTAACGGCGTCACCGGCGTCGCCGGCCCACCAGAGGGGATAGGCACCTTCCCCTACACAATGAACATTGGCGGTAGCAGCGGCTTGACCTTCCCAACGGTCGGCATAGTGCCATATCAGGCGGGCGGCACGCTCGCTATCGCAGCGCCGACGACCTTTGGCGGGGTCAATTTTGAGGGGCAGTTTTACGCGATCACGGCGCTCGACGTGGGGCAAAACACTCCAATGAACACCGGGCGAAGTTTCGCCTTCAGCCTACCCAATCCCCCCAGTGCGAACGGCAACGTGAACGAGGGCAATCTCGTCAGCCCGCAAGTCGCGGAGATTATTTACTGGCTTTCGGAGCCGCCCGTAGGCACGGCGCACAACCCGCGCGGCGCGCTCGGCGGGAATCCTTACCCGCCTCTCTACGGCAGTGCGGACTATGGAGCGCGCTGGGTCGGCGGTGTCACCAGTGACGACTGGTCGCTCGCCAACTTCGGCTCGACGCTCCTATCGAGCCCGCTCAATGGGCCACTGTTCCAGTGGGACCCGACGGCGGGCGTTCCGAACTCGGCCGCGATCGGCGGCGCGCCCACCACTTGCGCGGGCTTTTTTGTCGGCATGCCCGAGCAGCAGATCATTGTTTATGGGGCAAGCTACGATCAGGTGCAGGACCCGCTGCTCGTCGCGTGGTGCGACAACGCCAACTACAACGTTTGGATTGCCAATACCGACAATCAGGCTGGGACGTTTCGGCTGTCGCGCGGAAGCAAGATTGTCGGCGGCATCCAGGGGCCGCAGCAGGCGATGCTGTGGACCGATGTCGGTCTCTGGGTGATGAGTTACATCGGATATCCGGATGTGTTCGGGTTCAATGAGGTGGCGCAGGGATGCGGGCTGATCGGCAAGCACGCCGTCGCGGTCTACGGCCCCCAGGTGTTCTGGATGGGGCGCGACGCCTTCTGGGTTTACGCTAACGGCGCGGCGCAGCGGCTCCCGTGCGATGTGTGGGACGTCATCGTCAAGAACCTCAACAACACGCGAAACAGCAACGGGGATTACATCTACTGGGGCCACATTCGCGGAGCCGCGAACTCGGACTATGACGAAGTCGCGTGGCACTTCCCCTCACAGGCCGCGACGGACGGTGAGAACGACAGCTTCGTCAAATTCAATACGGTCACCGGGGAATGGGACTATTCGATCTCGACCCCGCAACAAGGCATGGTCGGCAATACGCCGGTCCGGATAACCGAGTGGACCGATCATAATATTTTCGGTCACCCGCTCTCGGTGATGCTTGGCCACACCGTCATAACCGGGGTGGCCTCCGCCGGAGCCGCCGCAGGCGCAACCACTTTCTCGCTCGTTGGGGGGCTGCCCGCAGGCGTTCTCGTCGGGATGACTATCGCCGACCTCACCAACCCGGCTGCGATTACGGCTGGGACCCAGTTGTCCATCGTCACGACCCAAGTGACTTTGAGCCTACCTTTGACGGCAAACGTGCCTGTCGGGAGTTTGATTACCTTTGTGGCGCCAAGCGGCTATCCGTCCATGACCGTGGCCACGAGCGCGGCGAGTGCTTCTGGATCATCCGTTCTGAGCTTCACTACCAATCTGGCGGGGCTCGCTGTCGGCTGGGAGGTCTTTGCTTTCGCTGGCGCGATAGCAAGCGCGACCACGGTAAGCAGCTTCATCGCCTCGCAGATCACGGTGAGCGAGCCTTTGGCGGCGAATGTCTCGGCTGGCGACCAGATCCAGTTCACCGGCTGGAACTCCTCGGTGATGCAGCATGAAATGGGAATGGACGCCAACGGCTCGCCCATCAATTGGATGATCCAGACCGGCTTCTTCATGCTCAGCGATGGCGAGGACAAGGTCTTCGTCGACTACATGCTGCCCGACTTCGTGTGGCGGCGGTGGCAACAGCCGCAGTCCGTCAGCGCTACGGTCGAGATCACGCTCTACACCGCCGATGAGCCTGACGACCCGAACAACCCGTGGGTCGCCTACGGGCCTTTTGTGGTGACCAACGCCTCCGGGGGCGTTGAGCCCCGGTGCCGAGGGCGATACTTCTTCGCGCAGATCCAGGGCAATGACCTCGGATCGTTCGTCCGACTGGGGGGCATCAAATTTCGCTGTGCACCTGACGGGCGCAATTAGGGAGAAGAGCTAATGGCCGATATCGGCGCGGGCGACCTCCAGACGCTGATCTCGACGTTGCAGAACAGCAACAAGCAGTCCGGCCATATCATCAAAGCCATCGAAGGGGTCGGCAGTTCGTTGGCCAGCTCTTTGAGCGGTAGTATCGGTACGACCGTCGCCCTCGCCGTCTCTCAAGCCCTCGCCTCGACGAGCACGAGGGCGACGGCCGAGCCATCGTTCGGAGCCACGACAGAGGGCGGGCCTCTCCCGGCTGAGCCGGACGGCTACATCACCATCACCATTCCTGGCGTCGGGGATCGCTTCATCCCCTATTACTCGGCGGGGTAGGCCTCATGCCCGGTTACAATCCATCGTCAATTAGAATCCAGCGCATGCTTGGCGCGACGGCGCCCATCCGCCCGCCGAAGATGCCGAAACCGATGTCGACGCCGAAGTTCGGCCCCGGGATCAGCGATCGGATGCTGATGCGGCCAGGGCGCGCCGACGGCGGCGGCATCACCGACAGTCCCGCCTCACCCTTCGCGGGCGGCATCATGTCGACCGGCGCCGGCCGCGCCGACGACGTCCCGATGCATGTCCCGAACGGGGCCTATGTCATGCCAGCCTGGGCGGTCAGCCATCTCGGCGAGGGGAACACCATCAACGGCATGAGCCAATTGAAGATGATGTTCGGCAGCCCGTGGGGCGCGCCAAAGACGCCGTTCGGCGCTCCGAGCCCAGCGCTTTCGGTCGGCAAGGGCGTCCCCATGCCGCATCCGAAGCCTCCGCCCATGCACTTCCAACCGCCGAATTTCTACCCACAGGGCATGTCGGCGGAGAACCCGGCGCTGAGCGACAAGCAGAAGCACGGCGGTGCGGCGGTCGGCGGTGGGGGAGCGATCCCGATCAACGCGAGCGGCGGCGAGTTCGTGATCGACCCGGACGAGGTTGCGAGAATCGGGGACGGCAACGTCAATAAGGGACACAAGGTCCTCGACTTGTGGGTCATGAAGTTGAAGAAAGAGGCAGCCGACACGCTCAAGAAGCTCCCCGGTCCGGCGAAATAGGAGGCGAGGCGTGAAAGAGTTCTCGCGCGAGCACGAAGCCGAGCTGCGGGACACGCCACCGCGCACCCCGATCCGCTTAGCCGATGACGACGACGAGCTGGGCATCCTCGACATGTGTCGGCTGATGCACCGAGAGCAGCCCTATCACCCGCTCAACGTCGGCAAGGTGGCGGCGATGATCAGGCTCGCCATCCATCAGGGGCCGGAGCGGCGTGGCATCCTCGGCGTGATCGGCGAGCGCGACCATCTCCGGGGCGCGATCTTCCTGCTGATCGAACCAATCTGGTACTCGGACGACTGGCAGCTGCTTGAGTTTTTCAATTACGTGCGGCCGGAATATCGGCGCGAGGGCTACGCCCAAGATCTCATAGCCTACGCCAAGCGGTGCAGCGATCAGATCGGCATCGACCTAACCATCGGCGTGTTCTCGAACATCCGGACCGCCGCGAAGATCCGCCTCTATCGCCGCTGGGTCCCGCAGTTCGGCGCGTTCTTCTGTTACGCGCCCCCGAACCGGAAACCGTTTATCGATCGCCTCGCTGAAATGACGCCCGTGAACAAAGTCGCGGCGGAGTAGCAACCATGGGCTCGAAGGGCGGCACCACTCAGCAGACATCGACGCAATCCTCGTCGGGTCCCCCGCCCCAGGTCCTGGCCGAGTATCAAGGTCTCGTCGACCGCGCGACCAACGTCGCGAACCAACCCTATCAGCCCTACCAGGGCGAACAGGTCGCCCCGCTGGCGTCCCAAACGCTTCAGGGGCTTGGCCAGATCGGGCAGTACGCCAACGCGGCCCAACTTCCCTTATTTGGAGCGAGCGCGGGCACCTCCCAGGCAATGCAATCGGCGACGGACGAAGCTCTGGGCTCGGCTGGCGCAGCATCGGGCATGACTGGGAATGTGGCGAACGCGGCCATGGGCATGACCGAAGCCGCCGCCGCGCCCGTCAACGCGCAGCAATTCCAGGGCCAAAGTTCGCTCCAGCCTTTTATGAACCCGTACACGTCCGATGTTGTCCAGGCGACCCAGAACGAGTTCAATAATCAGAACCAACAGCAGGCACAGTTTCTCAACAGCGCGAACATAAGTTCAGGCGCGTTCGGCGGCGACAGGGCGGGCGTCAGCCAAGGGATTCTGGCCAATCAGCAGCAGCTCGCCGAAGCGCCGACGATCGCCGGCTTGAACCAAGCCAACTTCACCCAGGCCATGCAGGACTGGCAGCAGCAGCAAGGGGTGAACCTCGGGGCAGCGCAAGCGAATCGCAGCGCCTTGATGGGCGCCGCGAACCAGTACGGAAACCTCGGCCTGACTGCCGCCAACCAGATTGGGAACCTCGGCCTAAACGCCGCGCAAGAAGTCGGGAATGTCGGCCTAGCCGGGTCGAACCAGATGGGGCAGATCGGCCTGTCTGAGCAGCAAGCAGGGCTCCAGGGCGGCCAAGCGCAGATCCAAGCCGGCACGATCCCGCAGACCGAACAGCAGGCGATCGATACCGCCGCCCAGAACATGTACCAGACTGGGCAATCCTATCCGTTCACCACCACCGGGTGGCTCGGCAACATCATCGAGGGAACCGGGAGCCTCTCCGGCGGCCAGGGCTCAAGCACCACGACCTCTCCTGGGCCGAACGCGATCACTCAGGGGCTCGGCGCGGCCACGCAAGGCGTTGGGCTCCTGGGCAGCATAATGTCGCTCTCCGACGAGCGCGCGAAGGAGAACATCGAGCCGATCGGCGAGACCTACGACAATCAGAAAATCTACAGGTACAACTTCAAGGGTGACCCGCGCACCCAGATCGGCTTGCTGGCGCAGGAAGAGGCGTATCACCATCCAGGCACCGTCCAGCGGATCGGCATGGGCGATCTGCTTGGCATCGACTACGGCGGCGCGACCGAAGACGCGGCCGATCGCGGTCACTTTGCCTCTGGCGGCGCGCCGCCGGCGAGCATGGCGGGGCTGGGCGCCATGGGCGGGATGGGCGGCGGCGGCGCGATGTCTCCGGGCTCGGACCTCATGTTTAGCGGCGATCCTGGCGCGCGGATGGGCATGGGCACGTTCGCTCTCATGGGCGGCTCCAATGTCCGTCCGGAACCGACTACGGCCATGTCGCGTCCGCCTGGGTGGGAGCCTCCATATCAGCCTGCGCCGCAGGCGCCTCCGCCGCAGCAGAATTTGCCACAGTCTTCGTTTCGCCAGTTGCCGCAGTATGGTCTTGGCGGAGGCGAGACCCGCCCGAGCTTCCAAGGCGGCGGCACGGCCATCACTACCCCAGAGGAAGCCATTCCGATCGGCACAAGCGGCCAATCCAGCTACACCCAAGGCTGGCAGCCGGGGGATCTCCTGAACCCTGCCGCTGGTGTATCCGAGGCGCTGTTCGGCGAGGCGACGGCAGGGTCGAAGACCCCCTACTACGGGCTCGACCTTGACCAGCTGAACGCGATCGGCGGCGGGCAATGGATGCCGCCGGACACCAACGCGCCGCAGCCGGACTATGGGAACCTCCAGAACTCGCCGCAGTTCGGCGCGGCCGAGAAGTCGCTTTCGGGCCTGTTCGGCCCCGGCTACACGCCGGGATCGACCGGCGCTCCGCCTGCGACATCTCCGGTGGCCGCCGCCGCCGCCAAGCCCGCCGCGCAACAGCAACCAGCGGGGCATTGGCAATCAGTTGGCGGGACGACCACTGGCGGCGCAGCCGGGGGCGAAAACCTGGGCATGGGCGCTCAGATCGGAAACGTCTTTCAAAATGAATGGGTGCCCGACCCGGCCGTGTCGACCGTAGCGGCCACCGCCGCGCCGGGGCTCGCGACGGGAAAAGCAGACGGCGGAGGAGTGAGCATGAGATCCGGCTTCCAGCGCGGCGGCTTCCCGCAATTCACCACCTACCAGCCGACCGCGAACCCGGCGCGCACCCCGCCGACCTATACCGCGCTCGATCTCTCGCACATGTTCGGCGGCGGGCAGCAGCCGCAGCAAGCGCCGCGCGCCATCCAGATCCAGCGCCAACTCGGGCAGGCGCGCGCCCAGGCGGCGGCCCAGCGTGGCATCGTGCGGCCTCGCGTCATCGCCCCGGACCCGGTGACCGGCCAGCATCACGACATCACCCCGCCCGACCATCCTTCGACCGCGCGCTATCCCGGCTGGCCGACTCCTGGCCCAGGCGGGTCGAGCGCCGCGCCGCAAGGGGGGCCGATGCCGATGGTCCGTTCGCCGCCACTCCAACAGCCCGGTGCGCCCGGACAGGGGTTCGCATCGCGCGGCCCTGGCATGGGCTATCCGGCCAGGGGCGTCGTCCCGGCCGAGGCGCAAGGAACACCTGAAGCGGGGACGCTGACGAATGCGGCGTTCCGTTACCCCATGCCGAAGGTGACGGTGCCGACGACATCCGCGCCTCTTACTCAGGGCGGGCGCGGCATGACGACGGTCGCGCCGCCGCTTGAGGGCACGCAGGAATGGAACAAGCCTTCGGCCGAGGTCGAGAGCCCCCGCGAGAGCGCCGAATTTTCAGAGGCGGGGCGACCGCTGATGGCGCCCAGGCTCATTGGCGCCGATCCTGGCGGGCAGCACACTTTGCTAGGGCCGCACTCGATGCAGGCGCTCCCGCCGCCGTCCGGCGACGAAGCGCCCATGCACAGTGGCTGGGACGTCGACCTCCCGGGCGTCTTCCGAGGCGGTGGCCAAGGGATCGCCGCCGAGGCGCGCGGCGGGCGGGTTCCTCGCTACTACGGAGGCCGGATCGGCCGCGATGACGGCGGCTCGATCCCGATCGGCGGTGGCGCGGGCAACGTCATGGAGGCACCCACTGGCACCCCTGCCTCGCCCGATCTCAGCGATGTCGATTGGAACTCGATCTTCGGCGGGGACCCAGGCCAGGGAGCGGTTAGGACGCCGGACTTCTCCGCGCTTCCCGATGATATTTTCAACCTCGGCGGCGGCTCTCCGCAGCGCGCCCAGATCGATCCGCGTGCTGTCGCCCAAGCGCCTAGCTTCCAGGGCGCAGGCGGTGGCGGAGGCGGCGGCCCTCACTTTACCCAGGTCTCCAACATGGGCGGGCCGCCGATCTCCGCGCTCGATCTCTCGGGCCACTACACGCCGACCACCGGCAACGCGCGCGGCGCAACCTATGTCCCGGGGGCCGGCGGCGGAGCTGGCGCAGGCATCAGCCCGAACGCGCGCGCTCAAGCGCCGGAGCACCCGGCGATCAAGGTGGCTCGGCACATCTACGCGGCGGGCCATGCGGCGGGAAGGGCGGCGGCGCCGTCCAAAGTCGACCCGAACATGGGGCCGATTTGGAGAGCGTCCGACACATCCTATGGGCCGCAGCTCCCCAGCGAATATGACGAGTACGGCTACGGCATTGGAGTGAAGCCTTCTCACGGCGGGGCATCGGGCAGCTTCCAGGGCGGCGGCGGCGTCATGGGCTCCTCGCCCGTCATGAACGCGGGCGCCTACACCCCGCAGGGCGAGGGCGTGACAGGCCAGACCTCGCAGGGTCGAGGCATGGGCTTCGGAGATCTGTTCGGCGGCGGCGACCGCGCTGGCTTCCAAACCGGCGGAGAGGCCGGGGTCGATCCGTTCCTGGCGGCGATCGACGCCGCCGTGACGCAGGGGCCGAGAGGACAAGGCCCGCCCCAGGCGCCCCAGGCGCCCAAGCCGCCGGAGCCGCCGGGGCAGGGGCAGCAACCGGGAGGCGACCTCGGCAAGAACATCCAGAGCCTTACCAGCGGTATCAAAGGCCTCGGCGGCCAATCGCAAGGCGGGGGCGGGGGCGGGGACGGCTCATCGGGCCTGACCGGCGGCGACCCGAGTGACCTCTCCGGAGGCTGGGGCGACATGGCGGGCACGCCGAACATGGACGACGCCTCGCTCGGTCTGTCCATGGGCGATGATTTCGGCTTTGCGACGGGAGGTGGCGTGGGGCTTGGCTCCCTGCGCGGTGGCTTTTCCGATGGCGGGACGCCGGACCTCGATGCGCTCGATGCCGAGGTTGCAGGGGCTCCGCCCCCTGGCCAAGTAGCGGCCGCTCCCGCGACGGGCGCAGGCAAAGGAGGCGGAGGCGGGAACGTCTCTGACCTCATCAATCAGAATTTCGGCAATCGAGCGGGATACGCCTCGACGATCTCCTCGCTCGAAAGCGGCATGGGCAAGAACTATGTCGGCGACGGCGGCTCGTCGTTCGGGCCGTACCAGCTGCATTACGGCGGCGTCAACAAAGCCATGCCGCACCCCGGCCTGGGCGATGAGTTCACCAAAGAGACCGGCCTCGATGCGCGCGATCCTTCGACCGTGCCGCAACAGATCAAATTCGTTGCGGATTACACCGCCACGCACGGCTGGCACGATTGGTCGACGAAGGCCCAAGCCGACAAGCTAACGGGCGGCGCGCCGACTGCGGTGGCCGGAGCTGATGTCCCGTCTGCGGCAGCTCAGCCCGCGAAGGCGAGCACGGAAGCCTACGGCGGCGGCTTCCAGATTCCTCCTGGCCTGGGCAGTCCGCCTCCTGGGCAGCTGAACCGGGCCAATCTTCAGGCGCCCACCATGGGCGACGAGATCCGGCACGATCCGTTCGGCTACATGATGACGGTTGGCGCGGGGATGATGGCCTCGCGCTCGCCGTGGCTCGGCGTGGGGATCGGCGAAGGCTTCGAGGCCGGGAACAAATACCTCCAGTCGCAGAAAGAGCTGGAGAAGAGCTGGGGCGAGACGCAGGCGAACATCAACAACATGTCCCAGGAAGCGCGCGACCGTGGTGCGGACGCGGATCTGAAGGCCCAGCAACTCCAGATCAACGCGATGCAGAACAAGATATACATCGAGATGCTGCGCAACAAGGGTTTGATCGGCGGCGGTGCGGCGCCCACGCCAGCGGCCTCGCCAGCGCCCACAGGAGGCCCAGGACAGGGTCTCCAGCCTACCCAGCCCCTTCCGGCCCTCGGCGGCGGATCGGGCTCCAGCGCGGCTCCTAGCGGCCCCAGCGCGCCGTCTGGAGGCGGACCAACTGCGGCGGCTCCTGCTCCTGCCGGCGCACCGTCAGGCGCAGCCTCGGCGGGCAGTGTCCCCGTCCTCAACGACGACCCGGCCTATAAGGCGGGCACTGACCTGATCGCGCGTGGCAATCTCCAAAACCTCGCCCATCCGGGGCTCGGCGATGATCTCATCACGCAAGGCAAGGCCCAGCAGGAAGCCGCGAAAGAAAATTGGCAGAAGCAGGCTGAGATCTCGGCCAAGGGGCAAGAGGCGGTAACGTCGGCGACGACCGAGGCGCAGAAGCCGGCGCTTCAGGAATACATCACCAACAGGCAGAAGTTCGAGCAGAACTATGACCAGACTCGGAGCGAAATCTCCGAGCTGTCGAACATCTACCAGCACTTCCAGGCCGGTCGATCAACCGAGGCGCAGGCCGAGCTAGCGAGCTGGGCCAACGCCTTCGGCATCAAGCTGCCGCAAGCGGCTGGCTTCGACGCCGGGATGAAGTCGGCGATTCAGCAAGCGTTCGCGGCGGTCGCCAACTCGGGACTCCAGAAAGCGCCGCGCGCCGGACTGCGCGAGGCCACGATGATGGTCGCCTCGCCATCGCGCGATCCCGCCGCGCTGCGCAAGATCCTCACCGACCAGCTCGCGACGCTCGATTACAACCATGATCTCTACCAGAGCATCCCGGGCCACAATCTGAACGTCGGCGACGACATCGAGGGCTTCACCAAGAAGGCGAAATACGAGGACTATCTTGGCAAGGCGCGGAAGGAGATCCCGATGTTCAAGGGGATCACGCCCGAGACGCTGAAGACGGCGACCGGCGAGGATTGGCCCGCGCCGGCCCTGCCGAGCGGCCTTCCGGCGGGGACGCGATATAGCCCGTCGCAGCAGAAGTGGTTCGACCCATCAGGGAGGGCTTACGATCAGAACGGGAAGCCGCTCTAAATGGCCGCGCTCCCCGACGATCTGATCGACCCAGCCCCGCCGCCTGCCGCGAGTGCGCCTCCTGGGGGTTCGTCGCTCCCTAACGATCTGATTGATCCGGCGGGGTCGGCTCCTACTACTGGGGGCGACGCCGACAGCCGCGCGGGGGCCTTTGGCTATGGCGTGATCAAGGGCGTCCCTTTCGGATCGCAGATCGCCTCGGCTGGAAACGTCGCCGTCGGGGCGCTCGGCCGCAAGCTAGACGAATGGGGCCTTCTCAACGAAGACCAGAAGAAAGCTATCGGGGGGCTGCCGCAGGATTATTCCTCGGCAAGCGAGGCGCTGGCCGCAAAGGGCGGACAGGCGGCGGCTGAGCATCCCTGGCTGGAAGCAGCGGGAACGATGGTCCCTGGAGTCGTCTCTGGGGTTGGCACGTCGGCCAAAGGGGCGGCGCTGCTTGGCGGAACAACTGGGCTCGGCGAGGGCCTGAACGAAGGCGACAGCCCGCTCACCGTGGCGGGTAAGACGGCCCTTGGCACAGGGCTCGGATATGGGGCCGCCAAGCTCGCCAGCGCACTGCCGATCGCTGGGGATAAGACCCGCCAAGCCGTCCTCGACGCCGCAAATCGGCTTGGCGTCAAGATGCCGCGCTATTCGGTTTCGACGAGCCCGCTCATCAAGCGCGCGGGCATGATTGGGCAGAGCGTTCCCGGCATGTCGACGCCGCTTGAACACGCCACCCAGGAATCGACGGAGGGAATGGGCGAGGCCGCCGCATACTTGGCTGGCCCCGCAACACAGCAAAGCGCTGGCGCGGCAGCGAGCACAGGCCTCAAGAATTGGATCGGCACGACCTCAAAAAACGACCTCGACGCCGCTTACAACCGCGTTGCCCAGTCGATGAACCCAAGCACCACAACGCCGCTGTCCGCGACCCGGTCTATCGCCAGTCAGATCTTCCAACGCCGACAAGCCGCCGGTCTGTCGGGCACGGGAGGTGCTATCGATCACGTCTTGGACGCGCTCCAGCGCCCAGGCGGGCTGACGTACAGCGGCATTAAAGATTTGCGGTCGAGCGTCGGCGAAATGATGGATCAGAGCATCCTTCCGCAGGGCATGTCGGGGGCTGAGCTGAAGCAAATCTACGGCGGCTTGAGCAGCGACCTTGATAGCTCAGCGCTCAACGCGGGCGGCCAATCAGGGCTCCAGGAGCACCAAGCCGCGAACGCTCTCGCGAAAAACATCAGTGATCGGCGCGCGCAGCTCACCCAGCTCCTGGGCGGCCCGAAGGGGGACGCCTCTGATGAAGCGGTGTTCGGGGCGATCCAGCGCGCAGCTGGCTCGAAAAGCTCGGCGGACATCGATCTCTTGCGGCAGGCGCAGGGAGCCGTCACGCCGCAAAGCTGGAAGGAACTGTCTCAAGGGTTCATTTCGCGCCTCGGGCGCGACGCTGATGGCAATTTTAGCCCGCAGCGGTTCATCACCGACTACGGGAAAATCTCTGACGCCGCTAAGCCGGTCCTGTTCGGCGGCGGCATGCAACAGCCTCTGGAAGATCTCGCGAACGTGTCGAGGCAGTGGAAGAGCCTCTACAAATACGCCAATCCATCAGGAACGGCGGGGCACGGCGCCGGAATCGGCATGGCGATCGAGGGCTGGCGCCACCCGCTCAAAACGCTCGCGGCGTACATGACGGGAGGCGCGCTCGGGAAATTCCTGGCGACCCCTGCGGGCGCTGGAGCTTCCTCAAATTGGGTGCAGGCGGTGGGCTCGGGAAATCTCAATACGATCCGCAACGCGGCGCAGCGGATCTCTGGGACCGCAGGCGCGCAGCTCGGCGCGCGGATCGATCCGATGGCCCTAGCCGCAGCAGCGATGACGCGGGAAGAAGAGGGGGAAGGGCACGGCGGTGATGATTCAGGCGGGGCGCAGCCTCAATGAGGGCGGCCGAAGGCCTGACGAATGCGCTCCCGGCGCTCTTCAATCTCTTCTGGGCGAGGGCGAGAGGAAATGCGCGGCGGCTTAAAGACCGTCGTAGCTGCGCTGGCCGCGCCGAAAACGAGCCATAGGGCGAGTATCAACCATCCGAGAGGCCCAGCAAATATCGCGATTATGACGAACAAGCCGTCGAAATCATCACTCATCGCCCTATCTCCCCGGCTTCTCGTTGGGTAAGGTGATGATGATCGGCTGCGGAGCGGGTTGATGGGCGTTCAAGAAGGTCACGACCACGCCGCCAATGAATGATCATGCTCGTTCCTCGCCGAGCAAGCCGGGGATAATCGGCTGCGGCGCCAGTTTGGGCTTAGGCAGCTTCCGCCGGATTTTTGCCTGAACCTGTAGCGCCACCCGCGAGATGGTAAGCTCTCGGCGTCTGGCGCGAGCAATTTTCGGATATGCTCCCTGCGCGATCAAGGTGTGGTTGATCGGCTTGCCCGCTGCGATGGCGTCAGCCACCATGCGGTTTAACAATTCATTTGATGCTGGATCGCGTTGCATCGAATCACCATTCACTGCTTCCGCGATCTGCTCTATAATAAATGATCGCTGAATGCAATTGGATAGATATAAATGGAACGCGGTCAGGGAAAGATTCAAAAGGCTGTCATCGTCGCGCTCGGAGAAGGTCCGAAATCGGTCCGTGAGCTAATGCAGGGCATCTACCACAGTGATCTGCACAAGCATGGCGTCGGCATTCGGCAGGCCTTGCGCCAATTGGCCGAAGCAGGAACCGTCAAAGTGAGCGACATCTACGCCAGTGAGGACGGCTCGCGGTGTTGGGTGCTCGCGGACGCACGGATGCGCAGTCCGCAGCCGCATCTAAGGCAAATCAAATGATGATCTGGTGAGGTTCAGTGAAGAAGGCCGAGCCAGTGGAAGAACTCGGCCGACTCGCCGAGGACGGCAAGGGCGACGATCGGAATCCAAAACCCTTTCGGCGGCTGCTGGGCGGGCGGCTTCTCCCTCGACGAGAAACTGAACGGGTGCGGGAAAATGATGAACCACATCGCCCTATCTCCCCAGCTTCTCTTTGACGGCGGACTCCAAGCTGGCGAACGCATCGATCAGGATGTCGAACTTGGCGTCCAGCACGTCCAATTTCGCGCGGAGTTCTTTGCCGCTCAGTACGTCTGGAAACGGCACGCGCGTCGGGCGCGATCGGCGCAAGGCGGCCATATCGGCGCGCCATGCCTCGCTTTCGTGCGCGCCTTTCTCAAGCTCGGCCACGAGTTCCGGCGGCACGTACATGCGCCGTTCAAGATCGGTCAGGCGGGCCTCGATGGCGGCCAGACGGGCTTCTTCTGCTTCTATGATCTGGCAGATGAACTCGTTGAGCGCGTCCTGACCATAATCATGAACCAGTTTGGCTACGATCGCCCTCGCATCGTTGGCTCCGCCCAAATCGCTTCGCGCCTGGAAAATGTCAGATCGACTGATCATTTTTATGCGTCCTTTTAAGCCACGATCTGTGGCATAACCCCTTGTGGATGAGGACGCAATAGGACGTATAGAAAATGGGGCGTGGACTGGGCGACTACCAACTTAAGGCTCTCGATTGGCTTCGACAGGTGCCTGACCGGACGCTGCTTGAGATCACCACGGCGGTCTTGGGCAAGTCGGATCTAACGCCTAACGAAGTGCGGACTTTGCGGCGGGCTGTGAGCGCGTTAGAAAAACGCAAGCTGATTAAACGCAATGGCCTAAATAAACGTGGCCAGGAATGTTGGACGATAACCTCACGCGCGCGACTGCGATCAGCAAAGCCGCTTAGACCGGCTCTCTTCACGCCGACTGTCGTCAAATGAGGGGATCGGTGACTTCGCGCGTTGACGGTAGCCCGGGCGTCATCGAATCGTGCTACTCGCAAGGCGCTGAAAGGGAAGAAACCCCCCAAAGGAGAAACGTAATGGCAAGAGGACGACAGCTAGTCTGGATCACTCCAGTGCATTTTGATCATCAGGGACGTCCGGTCGACCCGGACTATGGCATTGATGAGGGCGGGCATCCCGACCAGGGGCTTCCCGGCGGATTCCCCGGCTTCCCCGACCGCCCGGGGCATCTTCCCTCGCGTCCTGGGCGTCCGATCGATCCTGGCTTTGGCTGGGGCGGCGGCGAGCATCCCGGCAATCGGCCTCCGGGTTCGTGGGGCGGTCGCCCTGTCGACCCCGGCTACGGCGTCGAGGGCGGCGGCGAGGCGGGTCACCTCCCTGTCTTCCCGGTCGATCCCGAGCACCCTGAAGTGATGCCCCCGATGGTGCCCCCGGGCATTCCGGAGCTGCCCCCGGGCTCGATCTGGCCGCCGTTGCCGCCCAGCATTCCTCCCGGCAAGGCGGTTGTGGCGATCTATATTTCCGGCGTCGGCTCGCGCTGGGCGGTGGTCGATATTCCGGAGCGACCAGAGGGTCCGGAAGTCGAACCGCCGGAGGGCGGCGAGTATCCCGACCAAGGGTTGCCCGGTGGCGGACGGCCTACTCGGCCGCCCGCTCGGCCCCCGACCGCCGGCCAGCCCCTGCCCCCGACCCGGCCTGGGATTCCGCCGCGTCCAGGCCAGGGCTTGCCTCCGACCCCGCCTCAGAGGCCGGAGCCAAAGCGGTAAAAGACGCCGAATCGCTGAGGTCTCTCGCGCAGAGGCGGTAGGCGATTAAAGCGGCGGCGGCGCGTTCCTCCCACGGCGCCGTCGCTGCCGACTTTTTTTCGTCGAAATTGCGACGGATTTGGCGCCCCGTGCGAGTGAGTGTTATCAAACTGTGTTTGTAGAGTTGTAGGGGGGACCTACAGCTCAAAACATGGGATGATGTAATGCACAAGCTTCTTTTGTCCGCCGCGATGCTCGCTGCGATCGGCGTTTCGCCCGCTCATGCGACGCTGCAAATCGAGATCTTCGATAATGGGACGCTGATCGACAACGTCACGGGGATCACCACGGGCGCGGCGAGCCTCACCACCAACGACGCCAACTTCGCCAACATCACCATCAACGCGCAGGGCTCACCCATCCTGCCCAATGCGGACCTGTCCAGCGTCACGCTCGACGCCACCGCCTCGGCCGGCTTCACGGGTTCGCACGAACTGACGTTCGATGTCATTCAAAGCGCCGTGGCTGGGACCGGGAACACGCAATCGACCTTCACGGTCAACGGGCTGGTCAACGATCCTGGCCCGACGACCGAATCGACCTTCGCCAATGGAGCGCTGCTCGCTACGCACACGTTCCCTGTCGGGCTGCTTGACGGCTCTTTTGGGCCGGTCTCGGCAGCGACTGGTGCATTCACCGAGGATGAAATCCAATTCGCCGTCGACTTCACGGCAGCGCGGCAATCGTTCGGCGGTTCGGCCCAGCTAACGACTAGCATTCCAGAGACGAAGACCTGGGCGATGATGCTGCTCGGCTTCGGCCTGATGGCGTTCCTTGGTGTCAGGAAGTCCCGCAAGGACAGGTTGGCCGCATTCGCATAGGGGCGGGCGTAGGGCTGGGGCTTTTTCAACGAAATTTATCAATTCCGGACGCTCTATTTGCGTCCGGATTCCGGGGCGACGGCTTCGCCCATTAAAGGCATGGGTGACAATATGAAGCGCATTTTGTTTGCTACGGTTGCTTTCTTGGCTCTCGGCGCATCGGCTTATGCCGGTTCGGCAGCGGTCGGCGCGGCCACGTCCACGTCGAGCGTCGTCACGGTCGGCCGTGGCGCCGGTTCGGCCTCGAACGCCTCGATCGGCGCAGGCCTTGGTATCTCCACCCCGCACGTCAGCGTTGGCGTCGGCGCAGCGACCACCAACTCGGCGGGCGCGAGCGTTGGCCATGCCGCTACGTTCACCAGCGGTTCGGCGCTCGGCACGGGCCTCGCGGGCACGTTCTGATCATCTGAGGTTTGCAACCCCCGCTCCAACGACAGGGGCGGGGGTTCTTCTCTTTTTCGGAGGAAGCTCACATGAAGCGCGCGACCGCATTTCTCATTTCGACGGTGCTCGCGTCAGCAGCTTACGCTGGCACGACGCTGCCTAAGCCTCCCACCGCGCCCACGGCTGCGGGGATGGGCGTCACGACCAGCATCGGCGGCGGCACTGCCGTCAGTCACAACAAGGGCGCGTCCATCTCCACCTCGGCGGGCGCCGGCAACCCATCGGCGACAGCGGCTGGGTCTTCGGCGGCGGGCACCCCTGGCTATGGGACGAGCCACGCAGCCGCAGCGGCGCTGACGGCGGCAACGGGCACAGACGGCAGCGGCGCAGCCGCAGCGGTTGGGGCTGGCAACGTCAGCAACCAAGCGGTGACCAACCCTTAAGGGAGGCGACAATGAAGCTTTTCATTTTGCCAGCTGTCGCCGTCCTGCTCGCGACCAGCGCTTATGCGCAGGACAAATCCATCGTCCTGCCTGACGGCAGCACTCTCAGCATCGACAAATCGCCGGGAGAGATCACCGTGTCGAAAGAAGGCGAGCATCTGTCGTGGTCGCACACTGTGAGCCACAACGGCTCAGTGTCGGCCGCCGCTAACGCATCGGCGACCGGCACGAATTTCGCCTATGCGCGGGCCAGCGCGACTACCAGCGCGAAGGAAAACGCCAACGGAAAGTCCATCGACATCGCCCGCGCCCGTGCGGTGGCGATTGGCAATTTGACATCGTCGACCTCGGCGACGACCAAGTAGTTCTATGACGGGGGAAAGCCATGCATACGGCGGCCCGGTATTCTCTAGCGTTGGCAGGGCCGATGCTGGTGATGCTGTGGTTCGTCGAAACGCTGGCTGACCCCGTCCCTGGCCGCATCCACCGGATCGCCGAAGACGCTGACTATTTCGTTTCATCGGTCACTGAGGCGGTTAAAGCGATTTACGGCATGCCTTGGCCGCCGGGTAAGAAGCCGCCACATCGTCCTGTCTCGAAGAAGGTGCGCGAAGTGCGCCGTCCGCTGAACTTGGGCGGGCCGATCAACCAGACGAGCACCGACGAGTTCCACAAGGTCGGACCTGATTCGATCATCAATCCCTGCTACGCCTGCAACACCACCGAGCCGCCGCTGCCGTCGTTCTTTTCCGTCTCGGGAGGCGGCGGTGGCTCATCAGGCGGCGGCGGAACGCAGGACCCGACCACGCCTTGCATGACGGCGCTAGCGGGGGATGGTTCGTGCCCGACGCCGTGCGAGCCGAACGATCTGCTGTGCGACCAGAATAAGGAAGACACCGCAGCTGGCGCTCTGTCGCCGTCGCTGGAGAAGCTCCTCGATCATGGCGCCCCGGGCGTCGGCGACCCGCCCCACATTGGCGGGTTCTCGGGAGGCGGCGGAGGCGGCGGCGCAGGAGGCAGCGGCACTATCCCCGAGCCGTCCACATGGGTGATGCTGATCTTTGGCTTTGGGCTGATGGCATGGATGAGTCGACGCTCCATCGCGCGGCGGGCTTCTTCGTCAATGGACTGATCGCGCTCGCGCTCAGCATGCTGATCTGGAGATTGACCGGCAACGTCTTGGGCTGGGCCGTGCTGTTCGGCCCAGGCACCGCGCTCGTGATCCGGGGCATTGTCTTGCTGGTTCTCTGATCGTTCTCGAAGAACGAATCGCGACCGTCATCGGACTATGGCATAAGTGAGTTGGGCTAGCCGTTCGGCAATGGGGGAACCCATGCCGTATGATCGTAAGCACTTCTTCGACACTGTCCGAAAGGATCTCTTTCGCGGCAACCTGACCCAGTCTCAGGTAGATGGCCAAAATTTTTTATTGGAGGTGTGGGAGAAGCACTTCGAGGCGGCCAATCCCCGCGACGGCACCAACTGGCTGGCCTACGCGCTGGCGACTTTCTTTCACGAAACGGCTGAGACAATGCAGCCGATCGAGGAATACGGCAAAGGCTCCGGCAAGAGCTACGGCCAGCCGGCGGGGCCGCATGGCCAGCGATATTACGGGCGCGGCCATGTGCAGCTCACCTGGGAAGAGAACTACAAGAACGGCCAGAAATTCCTCAAGGACCGCTACGGCGTCCACGCCAATATCCATCCCGAAGCGCACCTGATGCTCCACTCCCAGACCTCGGCCCTGGTCAGCTTCGATGGCATGGTGAATGGCTGGTTCACCGGCGTCGGCTTGCCGAAGTATTTCAACGCCTCGACTGAAGATCCGCAGCAAGCGCGCCGGATCGTCAACGGCACGGACAAGATGGACCTGATTGCCGGCTATTACTGGAAGTTCAAGAAGGCGCTGAAACAGGTGCCTGCGACGACAATGGTCGAGGCGGAATTGCCTGGGCTCCCCGAGGCTCCGCCGATGCCAGAGCCGACATGACCCCCAGCGACGTCGTCCAAGCGCCTCCAATCCCGAAGCTGGTCCCCTATCCTGGGGCGATCAGCATTGCGCTGCTCATCGTTTTTTCGACGGCCTTGATCTTTGTCATCGGCAAGTACGATCCGACCGGCGGGCCGCTCTCGATCTCGATTCTGGTCGTGCTCTCATTTATCGGGGTGGCGGTTTTTTGCTTGTTCTTCACCATCCCGAACGATGAGATTACGAGCGGCGTGATTGGCGGCCTGATCGCATCATTCGGCGCGGTGGTCGCCCACTGGCTGGGGAGAAAGGACAGCCCCAAATGAGCCTCGGAACCATCCTCATCATCATCCTGATCGTGATTCTGATTGGAGGCGTCGGCCCGCGCTTCTACTCCGGCGCGCCCTGGCAACCGGGCTACGGCTTCGGCAACGGCGGCATCGGCCTCGTCGGCGTCCTGCTGATCATCGTCGTCGTCTTGCTGCTGACAGGCAGGCTAGGCTAGTTTCGATCCACGCCCCTTCTGCGGGGCGACTCGGTTTTAAAAGAGGGAGACCGCGCTTCCGTAGGAGGTAAAAATCTATTGAAGGCGGTCTCCCGAAGTGCCCCCAGGCGAGGCGGCGCCGGGGGCAAACCGGGTTGTGGGACCCGGCTCAATTCGCGTGTAACGCAAATTTGAACAATTTGCACGTTCTGTTTTCGCGTTAGGCCTGGGGAAATTTACCTACGACAGCTCGATCAACTGCTCAGCGATGGCGTAGGCCGTGTCCGCGTCCTTCGTCGACCAGTCGCTGATCGGGCTCTCGCCCCGCCGATGGATCGCCAGCGCGACCATGAGAATGGCGTCGCGCCGCGCCTCGGAGCGCTTCTTGGCGTTGCCGTTGGCGGCGGCGGCGATGCCGTGGTCTGCGTCGCCCAGGATCTCCTTTTCGCTCGGCGGGATGGCGCCGAGCATGCGCTTGAAGGCGGGGATCTCGCGCGTGGGCTCGCGCGTCGGGGTCGCGGGGATGCCGACGCCGGCGCCGGCGCGAACCTCGGCTTGTCCTTCGATGGTGGGTCGCCACGTCTGGTTCAACTCGTCATTCATTTCAGTTGCTCCTTTAGCTTGTTGAGGCCCCTGGCCCGGTCAGGGTCTTCGGCGGGCGGCTCGTCATCGAGCTTCCAAGTCGGCGGCAGCTTGACGATCTCGACCTTCCAGTCGTGGTCTTGCTCCTCGGCCCGATGGACGAGGGGCTGCGGCGCATAGGCGGTGAAGCAGCGTTGCGGAAAAGGGTAGTGCCAGATGCTGTGCATGCGACATGCGGCGGCCGGGTCCGTCGCCAGTGTGATGGCGATCACAGCCAGGGCCGCGCGCCTCATGCTCCACCTAGAACTTCGAGAACCTGGGCGAACGAATGATTCCCCTCTTGCACATTGCCGTGCGTCTTCTCCAGCCACTCGCCCGTGTCCATCATGTACGGGGGGATCAGCACGAGGTCGCTGCCGTCGTTCTTGACGCGGACGAGGCCGACGAATCCGGTGCGCCGGATCAGCCACGCCCGCAGCGCGGGATCGCGATGGGCGTCAGGAAATTTCGGATCAACCCAGATCTGGACGGCGGGGATTTTGATCTCGCCGAGCTTGGGGTCCTGTGCCGTGACGAAGTCGGGCATGACATCGATTACATAGCCGGATCGATCCGGGCGGCGCAGATCGCCCGTGTCTTCGCCTTGCAGCCAAATGCAATTCCATAGGCCGCACTCCCACGGAAACCCTTTCTCGGGCTTGTGATAGACTTGGCAGCCTGAGTGGCGCTGGAATTTGCAGCGCGTGTTCGCTGGCTTGTTGACGCCCTTTACGGGCAACAATCGACAGCACAACGAACATGATCCGCATGTTCTGTTCATCGACTCATCCTTCTTGAGGGCTAGGCGCGCCCCCGGTAGCTCACTCGCTGATATCGCCGAGCATGACGCCGCGAAAGGCGTCGTGGCGCGCTGGGACGCAATTGCAGAAGTCGAGCATCGGCATGATCTGCTGAGCCTCCATCATAGCCTGCGGCGCCTGCGAGTTCAGCGCGTTCATCAATCGCCGCTGCGTCGCCTCATCCATCTGTCTGGCGACCAGAGGCCTACCCACGCCCACCGTCAGAGGCCCGCCGGCCCCGCCGCCAGTGACCATGATCTGCGGCGGCATTTCGGTGATGTACCGCCGCGCCAAGAGATCGCGCTCCAGGCGATGGCGCATCTCCTGCGCATGAATCTGGGCTTGAAGCCGCCTGTTCTCGTCGAGCAGCTCATCGACCCGGCGTTCCTCGTCGAGTAGCTCATCGACTCGGCGTTCCAGCGCATCGATCCTCGCATCGTACTCGGCGAGACTGAGCGTCGGCTCTGGCTCCGGGTCCGGTCTCGGCCCCTCAAACCGGGCGAGTATCGCGGTCGAAACGAACGCGAGCATGTCTGTGAGTGTCATTAGGCCTCTCCCTCTTCAAACAGATCCATCGTCTGCGGGACGACGAACTTCGACTTCACGCCTAGCGCATCGAACTCGTTCCATTCCAGGCGCATGAAGGCATCTCCGGCAGGCTCGCCTCGCGCCTTGGGGATCGTGCAATAGGCCTGAATCCCCCAGCTCTTCACCGTATTGACCACGAGGATACAGCGGAACCAGTGCGCCGGTCCGTCCTCGTTAACTTGAATCAGGTCACCTTCCGAAACCTCTTTGCGCATTGGGCGCGTCCTTCAGCTGTCGTTCCTCCAGCGCGTCGAGCCGCGCTATCAGCCATCCAATCTCCCGGCGATATTCCCGGATCGCGTTCAGCGTTAGGGTGACGTTCTTCTTCGTCTTGAGCGCGTACCAAGCGCCGAGCCCTACGGCGATCAGGATCACGATCTGCATCACGGCAGTGGCGAGTTGGAGCCACGCGATCATTGGATCGACTCGATCCATCGGATGACCGCAGGCGAATCATCGCTCATGGCGTGCATTGTACCGGCCAAGATCTGAGCGTGGTGGACCTTCATGTCCTGCCGGCGGTTGACCTCGATGCCGATCAGGCTGACCGCGTGCTGGAGATCCCCGGCGCGCGCCAGCTCCAAGGCGCGCCTCTTCAGATCGGCGAGCCACTCCTCCTTGGTCACCGCGCGCCCACCTTGTCGGCGACGTTGCGCCATGCCTTGAGCTGGGCCAGGGAGATCCGCGCCATTTCATCTGGGGGTAATTCGTTTACCCACCGCTCCAGCTCGGGACGGCCTTTCTTGGCCATGTCCGCGCCGCGCTCTTCGACCGGCGGCGTCAGGAGATCGGGGGCGGAACCACCGGGAGCCGGCGCGGGGGTTTGCGATGCTCCCGGTGGCGCCTGTGAGCCGGGAGAGTGGCGCCCTTCCGGCTCTGGCGGCGCGCGGTGCGAAGGCGCGCCATCCGGGGCGGGGGGGATCTCCGCCCTGGATTCGAGAGGTTGCGCGGCCCCCTCGTCTCCGGCGCCTACTCCGGAGATGTCATGGGGGGCCGCGCGTTCCTGCGACAGGGGAGTCGACACCCGGTCAGCAGAACCAAATTCACCAGTCTCGGGATCGACTCCGACGAGAAGCTCTAGGCGGTCATCGAGTACGCTCGGCGCTTGAATACGGTCGGCGCGATCTCGCTCGACATTATATAGCTCATCGTCGCGCGATAACAAACCCATGATGTCGCTGGACATCGGCAGCTGCTTGGCGTGCCTCCTCGCGATCGTCTTTTTCGCCATCTCGTCGAAGCTCTTGCGCCATGCGGGCGAGAACTCGCCCTTGCGGTTCTTCCGCGCATACGTGTCGCGCACCAGCTCGACCTCGGCGCGCGTCATGACGTCCCGGCTTTTGTCGCCGCCTCTGATTTTGGCGACCGAATAGACGTGGGTCAGGAGCCCGTGGTCGAGATGCCGGCGCAGGCGCTTGTTGTAATCCTCGTCGGTTTCGCCGTCGGCGCGCACCAGCTCCGGCGCCATGTAGGGCTTGTGCTTGATGAACGGATCATCGCCCAGCTCGTAGTCGAAGAAGTCTTTGGCGTGGACCGCCGTAACGTCCCAGCTGGTCACCTCGCCAGAGCGGCGGACCTTCTTCCGGACGCCCGCCACCATTGGCATCCATGTCACTTGGCCGTCGAAGGGCACGAGCGCGCCGTCGTGGCCGTCAGGCAGGAGCCCATCGCTCGCCGCCTTCATGGCCGCGTTCATCAGGCTGCGCCGATTGCAGTTGAGCAGATTGGGGTCGAGGTTGATCGCCGTCATGATGACGCGGACGAACTTCTTGGGATCGACGCCAGACCCGGTTAGCGCCGCCTCGAACTGGGTCATCCGCTGGCCCAGCTCCTGCGGGATCGTAAGTTCCTTAGACTCCGCCATCGTCGGTCCCTTTCACCGTGACCTGGGGGTATTGCGTTGCCTTCACGGTATATGATTTCTTCTTCACCACCTTCACCGACACAATGCGCGAGCCGCAGCGCGCGCCAGGAGCGTTGGCCAGCTTCATCATGATCCGCGCGTCGAGGATCTTGCGCTGATCCGTGGCGTCGGAGCCCGCTTTCTCGACTTGCTTGAGCTGCGCTCTGTCGTTCAGGATCTCGCGGAACTCGACGTCTGGCGTGAGATCGATGATCGGCCCGGTGCCCTCCTCGTAGAGATCGAAGACCACCTTGCGGTCGCGGCCGAAGTCCGGATCGTAGGGGTCTCCCTCGGCCACCCGGCGCCATAGCTCGCCGGTCAGATCCTCGATCTTGTGGATAAGGTGCGGCTTGAGCGGGATGTCGATGTAGACGACCTCGATGCCGCCATCGCCCAGCTTCATCGCGGCCACGCCGGCCCAGATGGCGCCGGTCAGATAGGCCTCAATCGAGGCCTGGACGGCCACCCAGGTGGGCACCGCGATGTTGCCATGCTCGTCATGCCAGCGGCGCTTGAACGCGAACTGGCCGACGGTTTTGATCTGCACGATGCCAGCACCCCCATAGGCGGCGTCCTCTGGCCGGACCGCCCGAGCGTCCGGCGTGCAGCCGATCCGGGTCTCGTCGTCCCAGAAATAGTGGTCGCTCTTGTCGAGCTTCCAGCTCGGATAATCCTCGCGCAGGATGTCGACGACGACCGGCTCAAACCGGCGCCCGCGCCGGAGCGTCGGGCTGTCCTCCTCATCGGGGAGCTTGCCGCTCTTCGCCGCCCAGAGCTTGTAAGGCGTCCAATAGGGATGGATATCCGGTCCGAATAGCCCCGCCGCTTCGGAAGCATTTACATTCTGCCGACGCCGCGCGAGCCATTCTTCGCGATTTGTGTTGGGCCAGCTGTGGATCATGCGCGGCCCTGTACCTCGGGCTGGCCCTCGAACCGGGCGATCATCTCCTTGAACAGCGTCACGATGTCCTTGCGGTCAGCGCCGTTGCTGATGAAGTTCGCGCGTCCCTCGTGATCGGCGAAGGGAAACACGAGAAGGACGAATCCGGTCTTGCGGTCCTTGCCCTTGGCTTTGCCGTTGAACATCTCATCGAGAGCGCCCGCCATCGCGTTCATCATCTCGATGTATTCGGGCTCGATCGGCCCGTCGCCGAGTGAATGCTTAACCATCGGCCTTCTCCGATATTTCATCGCTGGAAGACCGTGACGCGGATAAAGGAATCCGGCCCGCGCGTGCGCCGGACCCAATCGGCGAAGCTCTCGCCCTCCGGACAGAAGCCGTGGATGAAGTGCTCTTCGTTGCAGCGCTTGATCTCTGCGAGGCCGCGCTCCGCGCACTTGGGACAATAGGAATAGGACCCGAACATGAAGCCGCCGCTCTCCGGCCGGTTCGTCCAATCCTGGCTGCAAATATCGCAGACGACTGTGGCGCCGATCAGAACCTTGGTTCCCGGCTCGGCGAAGGCCTTCGACCATTTGCCATGCAGATCGTCAGGTATTGTCATCGACCTTCACCGCGCGCGTTTTCTGGTTGACGAGGTATTTCCGGACCGCCGCCCGATGCCCGATTTCGGCGTCGTCCCAAGACGAATAACGCTCCTGACAGAGCGTCTCGGGGACTGGCTCCGGCGGGCCGCCGCAGAAGCTCATCGTCCGGCCCTCTTGCTGGAAAGCCATGGTCTCGAACAGAAGCGGCGGCCCCTTGCCCAAGTGCCAGCGATGATCGAGGCCCATGAACACCGTCGAAACCCACTTAGTCGCGTTGCCGCTCCACCAGAGGCTTCGATGCGCCGGCTCCTCCAGCCACTGGCCCCATTTGCGCATGCTGTAGCAGGGGACCGGCGTGTGCCCGTCCTTGCCGCCAAGGATGTACTGGCCCAGCCATGGAAGGTCAGGAAAATCATCCAGCATGCGCCGCTTCGGCATCGTTTAGGCTCCACAATCCACCGTCCGAGCGGATCTTCCCCTCTTTCCGCCACTTGGCGATCAGGCCGTTCAGCGAAGATTCGGCGAACCCGGCAATCCCGAGCGCCTGTCGCAGCTCGCCCCAGCGCTTAGGTCCAGTCTTCAGGGCGCCGTGGAGGATTTCGCCTGACGACACATAAATACCCACCGCTGCCTTTTTGGGCGGCTCGATCGCTGCAACCTCCTCGACCGGCCAGACCTTCAGGTCCGGGTCCCACTGGGCGCCCTTGAACGCGGCATCGATGATGGCGGCCAGACGGTCCCCGCTGACTGTCACCTGAATGCGGTATTTCATTTTCGACTCCTGCGGGGGACGACCCTGACTGGGGCCGCCCCCCGACCTCCCGTGGATCGGCCAGCTATTGGCGCGCGCCTTAGCGGCCTGCCTCGCTGCCGTTCCCGACGCCAGCGCTCGATTCGGCCGAACAGCTAACCGATGGGCGAATCCATCTTGCAGAACGTGCAAGACGCGGTCAAATGGAATTTGCATCGACCGCAACTCGCGCGCTATCCTGCGGCGATGCGCTTGAGCGAATATCTGGCCAAGAACGAAATGAACCCCGAGCAATTCGCGGCGAAGGTGGGCGTCCACCCGACCACGATCTATCGACTGCTCTCGGGCGCGACCATCCCCAAGCGCCAAAACCTTAAGAAAATCATGGCGGCGACCGAGGGCGAGGTCGATATCAGTGATCTGATGTTTGCTGTCTCCTCCCAGTCGAAACCCGATGCCAAGGAGGCAGTATGACCGAGCGACCGAACGGGCCAACCCAAGAGGAAACAGAGGAAGTCGTCCAAGCGATCGAGGGGTACATGGCGGACCTTCAGTCCGAGAAATCCCTCTATATGTCCCGGTGCAAGCCGATCCACGAGGCGATCAAGGACACCATCGAGGATGCGGTCAAAACCAAGGGGTTCGACAAAAAAGCGTTGAAGGTGGGCGTCAAGCAGCGCGAATTTCTCCGCAAAATGGAGAAGCTTGAAAACGAGCTGGACGAGGTCACCCAGCACGCGCTCGACAGGCTCCAGCTCCACCTCGGGACGTTCGTTGATTCGCCGCTCGGCAGGGCGGCCATGGATGCGGCAAGGGCTGGCACGGTGCGGCGCCCGCGTAAGAGGCGCGATCCCATCGAGGAGCTGGTGCGCGAGGACGAGCCGCCGGAAGACGCCGCCGCCGCCGAATAGCTGGCGGCCATGCCCAAAATCCTCGCCATCGATGCGGCGACGCAATGCGGCCTTGCTTCCGGCGAGGCCGGAGAAATTCCACGGCTCGGAACCGAACAGTTTGGGGATAGCGGGGACAACCAGCTGGAGGTTGGCGCCCGGTGCTTGAGATGGATCGCCCATCGGCTGACAGATGACCGTCCGGATGAAATTTGGATGGAGGAACCGTTGCCGTTTGGGGGGAAGGAAGGCCAATCGAGCGCGGCGTCCCGCCTCCGGCTTACCGGGCTCGTCATGGTCATCGGCTCAGCCGCGCGCCTCAAGGGCGTGCCCGTACACATGGTCCGGATCACGACGGCCCGCAAAGGCTTCATCGGCCATGGCGGGCTGAAGCGCGAGATCGCCAAGAGACGCTCGCGCGCCATGTGCCGGTTGCTCGGCTGGAACCCGATGAACGACGACGAGGCGGACGCGGGCTGCATCTTCTGGTTCGCCAGCCTCGCCCACGGCAAGGCGCCGCTGATCTCGAAACTGATGCACAAGCAGTGCGTCGAGGTTGTTCCGTTCCGACGGCGGGTGGCCGCATGATCGACGCCGAATGGCACGCCATGCGCAAACGCTATGAGGCGTTTCTCGCCACCGATCTGGGCAAGCTCTATCGCGCTTACGATCACGCGACCATCGACTATTGGCGGCGCGACGGCGACGACAGCATCTCCCCAGCGCGGCTAAGGGAGCTTGACCAGATCTGCCGGGAGAAGACCAACGCCTTCGTCGCCAAGCTGATGGAACTGGCGAATGTCTGACGCGCCCGTCATCGACCACAGGGCCGAAGAGGAGGAGGCCAAGGACCGGAAGCGCGAGGCGATGCTTTGCTTCATCCGCGACGTGCTCATCGAGAGCGCCTGCGGCCTACGCACCGGCTTCGAGGCCAATTCGTTCCTCTACTGCCAGAGCAAAGAGGGCAAGGCCCAGCTGAAGCGCGTCGTCGCCATGGAGGCGGCGGCCGACGTGTTCACGCACATCGTCGGCCAATGGCAGAATGTCGATCAGAAGCACCCGCGCCAAGACTGGGTGAAGACGATCGCCAAGCAGGCGATGGCGACGTTCATCGAGGCGTTCCGATGACGATGCCCAAAGAGGTCTGGCAGTGGGAAAGCAGGCCACTGACGCGCAAGCAGGCTGAGCTATTCCAGCCACGCGGCGCGTCGCGCAAACCGTCCCAGGTCTACGACCGGGATGCGGTGAGGGAATATCTGAGCGGCAAGATCAGCCGCGAGGAGATGCTGAGACGAATAAGAAGTTGAACTTAGCGCCCAATTCGGAAGGCGGACCGAGCGAATGGCGCGTGCAAGTAGAGCCGAATGGGAGAACTGGATCGCGCTCGCTCGAACGCGGGACATCCATGACGTCGCCGTCGAGCATGGCGCGCACCTAAAGCGCGAGGGCCACGAATGGATCGGCCCCTGCCCGATCTGCGGCGGCCGAGACCGCTTCGCCGTCAATCAGCAAAAGCGGATCTTCAATTGTCGAGGCGCCGGCGAAGGCACCTATGGCGCGGGCGACAACATCAATCTCGTGATGCATGTCGTCGGCTGCGACTTCATCGAGGCGGTCGAGCGCATCACCGGCACGCCGCGCCCGGATCGGACCCGCGACGAGAACGCGGACGAGCGCAAGAAACGAGAGCTACGGCACGCCGCGCTGGCGACCGAATATGCCCGCCGGGAGGCAGAAGAGCGGGCCGCGCTGGAGGCCAAGGCGGCGGCGGACGAGGCCAAGGTCGCCGACGTCATCAAGCGCGCCAAGCCGCTCGACGGGACAACCCACGCGGACGCTTACATGCGCGAGACGCGCGGCCTGACCCCGCCGCGTTGGCTCACGGGCGATCTCCGGTTTGTGGCGTCCCTTGATTATTGGGGGGCGGGCGACAACGGCTCCAACGAGCCCGTTCTCCTCGCCAGCGTACCAGCTCTGATCGCCATAATCCGAGACGCGCTCGGCGACGTCATCGGCATCTCCCAGACCTATCTCGACCCCAACGAGCCCCGGAAATGGACGCCAACCGGGAGCCCGCGAAACAGCCCGAAGAAAATTCGCGGCAAGAAACACGGCGGCATGATCCGTCTCGGGCGTCCGGCCGAGACGATCGCGATAGCGGAGGGCTGGGAGAATGCGCTCGCTTGGTATCAGCTCGGGCTCGGCCCCGAAGAGGTGATGCTGGCCGCCGCAGTCGACCTGGGGAACCTCGCCGGCCGCGCGACCGGCCAAATCGCCCATAAGACGCTAGTCGATCCGGAAGGGCGGCCCAGGCGTATGCCCAACGGCAAGCCAGACCCGAAGGCTCCAGGCCTCATCCTGCCGCAGGGCATCCGCTCCGTGATCATCATCGCCGACACCGATTCCGAGAGCTACGCCACGGCAGGGCTTCTCGCGGTCGCGGTGCGCCGTTTCCAGGCGCAGGAACTCAACGTCGAGATCAGCTGGCCGCCGGCCGGCAAGGATTACAACCAAATTTTGCTGGAGGAGAGTCGATGAGCCCACTTGCACGAACTGCAAATGCCGGGGTAGGCTCATGACCGTCTACCCCGCCGTTCTGGAGCACCCGGTCGGGATCGAGTCGGGCACCGATTTCCTCAAGCGCATCGCCTTCATTTTTGAGGAGCCGGTCCGCAGCAAGTTTGGAGCTTTGTACTTGGACCAGCTCGACGATCCTGGCCCGGAGCACAACTGGCTAGTAGCTGGCTGGCTCGCCGCCAATGAGGTCTCGGTCGTCGCCGGAGCCTCGCGCTCGGGCAAGTCATTTCTCGCCCTCGAAACCGGGTTATGCGTCGCCGAGGCGCGCCCGCTCTTTGGCTTGAAGGTCAAGCATGGCGCGGTGGTCTATCAAGCGGGCGAGGGCGCGATAGGCGTCAAAAAGCGGTTGCGTGCTTGGCGCCAGCATCACGGCCGGATCTGGACCCGTGAGACGCCGTTCGTCTTGTTGCAGCGGCCGATCGATATCTATCACTCCACCGAAGACGTCGATTCGCTGATCGCCGAGATCTTAGCTCATGCCAAGGTTTTTGAGGACCCGCTCCGCCTCGTCGTCATCGATACCCTCGCGACCGCCACGCCAGGAGCCGACGAGAACTCGGGCCGGGACATGTCCACGGTTCTCGGGAATGTCGCGCGAATCAGTGACAAATGTCAGTGCCACGTCATGCTCGTGCACCATCTCAACGCGGCGGGCGGCAAGCTGCGCGGCCACACATCGGTCTACGCGAATGTTGGCCAAGTGATCTTGGTCGAGCGCGACGAGGAAACCGGAATCAGGACGGTCAAGCTCGACAAACAGAAAGACGACGAAGACGGCAAGACGATGAAATTCGAGCTGATGCAGATCACCATCGGCGTCGATGAGGACGGCGAGAAGATCACCTCATGCGTCTGCCTGCCGGTGGGCGAGAAGGACGCCGTCAGGCGCGAGGAGGAGCTGAAGGGCTTCCGCCTCAACAAGACCCAAGAGGTGTTTATGCAGGCGTTCTTCGACTGCGAGCGCCGATATGGCACCCCGGTGCCCCGAGAGGTTTCCTTGCCTGTCTACGTGCGTTCTCTGGCCCCGTGGGAGGACGTCAAGCGGATCTACGGCGACATGAGCCCATCTGATGCGCTGACGCCGGACCAGCAGACCACCGCAGAGGCGGAGATCGCCGACAGGCGCTGGAGGGAAACCATGAAGAAACGGATTCAGCGGATGCGCGAGGACTTGGAGGCGCTGGGCGTCCTGGGCGTCGTGCGCCACGAGGGAAAGACCTCAGTGTACTGGACCGGCAAGCCGCTCCGCGCGTTTCCCGAAACACAACCCCGCCAGAAGCCCGAGAGTGAAGATTCGGAGCCCGTGGCTGACGTGGATTTTTGATATGGCGCGCAAGACAATCCCGGCCGCCGAAGAGGTGCAGTGGATGGGCCTGTGCCCGTGCGGCTGCGGCTCGTTCAAGGCCGTGCTGGTCGACGCGAACGACAAGTGCATCGCCACGTTTGGATGGGACCGCGAGGGCTGGGTGGCGTTCACGGCCGGTGTGATCCGGCAGATTGATGGAGAGTCGATGGATGGCACGATCTGCCCAAGCCACACGGCGCATTGATGGGTGAGAAGAAACGGCGCGGCGGCGGTCTGCACGAGCGGATCAACGCGCGCCTTCACGCGCCCGACCATCGTATGCCCCCGTCCGCCTGTCTTGAGTGCGGCAAGCTGCTCGACTGCGCCTCGGTCACCGACGGCGAGGATGTCGCGCCCCATCCCGGTGCGATCTCGATCTGCTTCTCTTGCGGCCACATCCAAGCTTTCGGCGACGATCTGAGGTTCCGGCCACTCACCGACGAGGAAATCTACGACATCGCCGGCAACCCGGAGATTGTCATGGCTGGAACCGTGCTCGCGCCCTGGCGCGAGCTATACGAGCAACGGGACGCGCTCACCGAGAAGGAAATCGAGGCGCGCTTGACCATCATCATCAAGGCGATGGCCAAAGCCGAGAGGAGCCGCTGATGATGGGTCCAGGCAGATACGACGACGAAGCCACGAAGGTCATGGAAGCCACCAAAGCCAACGGCGTGATCGTCATCGTGATCGGCGGCAACAAGGGCGAAGGCTTTGCCTGTCAGGCGACGCTGGAGGTCACCCAGGCCTTGCCCAAGATGCTGAGACATATCGCCGATCAGATCGAGGCCGATTTCAATACGGGAGACCACCATTGAACGACGAGACCCCGAAAGAGGCTCCTCATCCCTTCCCGCGATCGGTCGAGGCATTCGAGGAGGTTCTCAAGCGCGCGCACGACGCTACGATCGCCGCCTTCGCGGTGCTCACCGTCGACCCCAACGGCATCGTTAAGTGGACTTGGCATTTCGGCGCCCGCCCGCAAACGGACCTGATCGGCGGCCTCGAATGTATGCGGTGGACGATTGTCACCAAAGCCATGCAGCCGGTCGAGCTGCCGCCGCCGATACCGGACCCGCCGACAAACGTCCGCCAATGAAAACGCCGCACGACGAGAAGTTGAAGGCGACGATTCACGAGTGCCAATGCTCGATTGACGAGATCGAGGCCTACATCAACGATTTGAGAAGTCGACATGGAACTGTGGAAGCTCAAGCGCCTGAGACAGTGCGAGCATTGCCCTTGGAGAAAGGCGACAAACCCCCACGACATCCCAAACGGCTACACCGAAGAGCGGCACCGTAACCTCAAGGAGACGATCGCGGCGGACCCCATGGCTTCGCTCGCCGCCTACCTCGAAGGGCGCGAGATGAAGATTATGGCGTGTCACGAGATGCACGACACCCATTGTATTGGCTGGCTCAACCATCAGCTCGGCCCAGGCAATAATTTACAGCTGCGCCTGCACATGCGCGGCTGCACCAATGCCAGGGCTATTCGCCTGCGGGGTCCGCAGCACCGGACGTTTGAGGATACCTTGCCGCCCGACGCTTGAGCGTGTCAGCGAGCGCGGCCTTGGCCGTCATAAATGATCGGTAATAGCCAAGGACGCAGTAGCCATCACTGAGGACGTAGGTCCAGCCGACGATGGACTTGAACTTCGTTACGCGCATGCTAGCGGCTGGGTGACATGTGAACCGCTCTCGCCCCCGGCACCAATCGATTGGGCATCACAGGTTTTTTGGCCGGGGGCGAGAGTGGCGTCAATCCAGGCTTCCCAAAGGTCAGCCAGGAATCGTTTGAACATCACCCGGAGCGCATCACGATCGCGGTGCATGTCTGTCCAATCAGGATGGGTGACGTCGCAGTGGGCGCGACGATCGGCGTAAAGCTGGCCATAGTAGCCGTCCGGCTTGCCTTTGCCGTTATCGGTTTTCTTCGCCCCGATCCATTGGCTGTCGCGAAGCGGCTTCGCCAGCATCGCCATGTACGCATAGCGCTCTGCCTTGAACGGGTGCTCGGTCCATTCATCGGCCGTGAGCACGCGAGGACGCCAAGTCGGCCGCCGATAAGTGGACAAGGCGGCACCGTCGTAAGGCGCGAACCCAAGTCGGGACCATAGCTTCGCTGGGTTGGCGTAATTATCGAGCGGCCCCGCCTCGCCTAGGATGGTGGCAAGGCCAAGCAAGCCAGCGCCGTGGATGTTGTTGACCCAAGCAGCGACCGGCAACTTGGCGGCGAGCTTGACCATTTCCTTTTCTGCGTCTTTGCGGATGGCGTCGTAAGGGGCGCGCCCTTCCGAATTGGAGCGCACCATCAATTGCAGGGCAAGCGGACCTTCGCCTTCAGCCGCAGTATCGAGTAGGCGCTTAACCTTGGCATTTTCCTTCTTGCGTGCGACCTCATCGTCATCGACGTGCCATTTCGTGAAATTGCACCGCACATAGCTCTCTAGCGCTCGGTCTAGTTTTTGTTGGACGCCCATGGCGTAGCGGCGCTCGCGGTGTTTTTCACGGATGGCTAAAACGACAGTGTGCATTTCGACTCGACTCCTTAGTGAAAGTGGGCCGCCGCCCCGGCAATGCAGTTTTGGGCATCATTGTGGACATAGCCGAGGCGGCGGCTTTTCTCTCCCGGCACCTGGTTCATGGGCATCAGTCAAGCAATGGCCGGGAGAAACGTGGATCAGGCGGCGTGGTGTTCGATCTGCTTGGCGAGCATGATCTGGGCCGCGTCCTGCGTCGCGGTGAGCGTGGGCGCCGCTTCACTCTCGCTCTCTAGGTCGAACGCTGCAAACCGCTCTTCGTTGAGGACATCGCAGACAAGCGCGCTCATGTCGGCGGGGGTGGTGAAGTTCATGATCTTCTTCACCAGCGCCGCATCGCGAACGTCGGCTTCGCTGACCCGTATCGCGCGCTCGACCAGCTCGCGGTAGAGCGCCGGCAATTCGCGCCATGCATATTGCCCGATAGGCCTGCCGAGAATCTTGCGGGCGAACACGCTCATGGCCGTTTGCGTTCGTGAGGCGACCGAGACGGCGCGCTCCTCGTCGGTGCGGCGGCGTTGCGGCTTGCGGCGGTCATGCTGCGGCACATGCACCGGGAAGGGTTCGTCGCTGCCGACACCAGATGGATGGGCATCAATTGTACTGTGGTCGGCAGCGACGTCTCCCGGCTTGCGGCCGAGAGCTGCAAAATGATGGAGGACGAACAAGCACGCCTCATCGACGAGCCCGCCATCGGCGAGCATCCTGCGGCGGAAATGCGCGACGGCGCGGGCCGGGACGTAGTCGGCTCGGGACAGGGAAGCGCGGGCGGCTGATTCAAGTCTGGACTCAGTTGGCATTGGTTCTCTCGACTCGGGTTAAAAGGGACCGCCGCCCCAGCACCGGTAAATAGGGCATCAACACTGGGATGGCCGAAGCGGCGGCTTTCGTCATATAAACGAATTTGCGCGGACTGCAAGATGACTACATGGGCAAGCGGTCAAATTTCATCAGAGCGCCGCGAGACCTCTACAGCACGCCCACACCGGCCGTCAGGCCGCTCCTGCGCTGGCTCGCGCGCGGGACTTGGTTCATTGACCCGTGCTACGGCGCGGGGGCGCTAGCGGGCACCCTAGAGGCTTCTGGGCATCGAAACGTGGGCGCATTCGATCTGCCGACTGACGCGCGCTTTCACTCCTATAGCCTCCATTTAGCGCCCGGAGTGATCTTCATTACGAATCCGCCGTACTGGGGCCGCCCGAAAGAGCTGCATCCTTTGATCGAGAACCTGTCGGATCAGGCACCGACATGGCTCCTGATGTCGTCCGATTGGTTGTTCAACCAGTCCTCCGGGCCGCTCATCGTCAAACGCTTGCGCCGGGTTGTCGCGGTGGGCCGCGTGAAGTGGATTCCGGATTCGCCCCATGTCGGTAAGGACAATTGTGCGTGGCTCCTGTTTTACAAGTACGGGCGCCGCGCCACATTCATCGGGCGATGATAGTGTGGGGGGCATGGACTCGGCCGCAACGCTGGCTCACGACCTCTCGCCACGCGAGCGCGAATGCCTGCTGTGGGTTGCGCGCGGCAAGACCTATGCGGAAGCCGCGCTGATTATTGGCATGTCATTCGGCTCGGTCAAAACCTACCTCGACAATGCGCGCTACAAATTGAATTGCGCCACCCTGGCCCAGGCGACAGCCAAGGCGGTCACCCTTGGCATTTTCACCGCTGACGATCTCGCAGGACGCTAATCTCACGCTGGGCGCCGATCATCGTCCGGGGTCAGCGGGCCGTGCGGCAACGACCAGCGGTTCGACCACAAGACTTTGCGGAGCTTGTAGGGCAGCGCGTCCTTGTCGATGGCCGCAAGGCCGAGATTCACCGCCTCGCGCAAGACCTCGTACTCATTGTCTGTAAGGCGCACGCGCCAGCCCCGGCGCATCCGGGCGACTTCCATCACTGTTTCGACTCCTCAAGGTTGAGAATCACGCGCGTCCCGTCTTTGAAGTTGAGAACCCCATCGGAGAACCTCGACCGCAGCAAAATGCCGGCGGTCATGCGCTTGGTTCCATTATTGCCGTCGCTCGGGATCAGCTCCTCGGCATCGAGCGCCTTGAACAGCTCGACCATTTTCGCGAACGAAAACTTGCCGTCCGGCCCCATCGATTCCTCGCTGATGAAGCGGTCGAAGGCATCGCCCGAATGTTTCGGATAAACTCGGCGCCTAATCCGGCTCATGGTTCACCTCGCGGACCTCGACCTTGAGCCTGTCCATGCTGTTCTGGAGCCGGGTCGTCAGCGCGACTTGCACCAAGAACTGGTCGCGCAAGTCGGCAACGTCATGCTCGATGCGGGTCAATTGCTGTCTGATCTTCTTGAGGATCAGGAGGGTCAGGCTTTCATCCTCCGTCATCGGCCACCTCCTCGGCGTGCAACGCGCGCGCGGCTCATGGCAGGAACTCCGCCGCCATCTGGCGCAGCACGCTGATGTGGTACGGGCGGGCGAAATGCTCATACGCCGCGCGGGCGAGCGTTTCGGCGTCGCCGCCTTTAGCGTGCTCTTTCATCCACGCGCGGACCGTCTCGGGCAAGGCGTCTTCCTGGGTCCAATCAGGCTCATCTGGCTTTTGCTTCGCCATGAAATCGGCATTGAGCTGCTTGAACTCGGGATCAACCCCGCCGCCGTCAGGCGCCTCGCCAGCGTGGACGATCACCTTGGTGACGCGCGCGGGATCGTTCTCGGTGACCCACGGGAAGTCAGCGCTGCGCGCCATGTCGAGCGCTTTCGCTTGCGCCTCGGCGAGCCCCTCGGACACGACCGCGACTGTCGCGGTCTGGAGCGGGTATCGGGTCAGATCGATGGTGTAGCGCTGCCTCATAGCTCACCCACCTTTGCCTTGATGCGGTCGATCTTGGCCTCGATCGCTTTGAGCGCCTCGGCCAAGGCGTCGAAGCCCTCGCCAATCAGGCGCGCAACGCGGCGCGTCTCCGGATCTTTGGGCTCGAAATTGTCGAGCTGGGCGATCACATCGTCCAACTTGTCCCACGGGTTTCGGGTCAATTCGCCCTCCCGCGATCATCGGCCAACAGGTTGTCGAAGATGCCAGAGGAGATCCGGTCCTCGGGACCGTCCAGGCGGCGCAGCTCGCGCGTGCGCCCCTGGAAGTCGCGGACGATCTCCCAGTGTCTATAGAGGTGCGTGCCGTCGCGAGCGGCGGCCATGGCGATGACCGCCTCTTTGCGGTCAGCGCGCTCGCTCGGCGGCGGTCCGGTGTACTCTTTGCCAGCCTCCTCGGCTGGCAGGACGCTGTACCAAGCCTCGGTCAGCAGGCTGTAGGCGGTCGCGCTTTGCTCGCGCATCAGCGCTCGCATGAGTTCGACCGTCATCTGCTTTTGGTCGCTGTTCGCCCACGGCGTGGCGATGACCTCAAGCTTGCCCTGCGAGTGGACGAGCCACATTGGCGTCAGTTCCTCGCGCGTGCCGATCAGGACGCGCCGCGCCTGATCCTCCGCCAACTTGATCATGTGCTCTAGGTCCATCTCAGCCCTCCGATCCGCGCTCGTCCGCGTCATCGCCAAAGATCGCATTGCGCGCGGGATCGAACTCGACGCCGAGATCCATCGCGCGACGCTCCAGCGGACTGACCCGCGCGTACATATTGAACTTGGGCGGCGTTTCCTCTTGGGTCTCCCAATATTCGCGCAGCTCGGACAGCGTGCGCTCGACACCGATCAGGGCAGATCGGAAG